GACCAACCTGGTCACCGGCGACGTTATCGACTTCCGAAAGGGAATCCTTCATCACCGGCTGGTTTGTGGAGACAGCACCAAAGAGGCCGACGTCCGCCTTTTGATGGGAGACAGGCTCGCGGACCTTGTGATTACCGATCCACCATACAACGTCGCGTACGAAGGAGGAACCCAAGAGAAGCTCACGATCATGAACGATAGCATGAGTGACGGCAACTTCAGACAATTCTTAATCGACGCCTTCCTGCAATTGAACAACAGCATGAAGAGAGGCGCTGCCTTTTACATTTGGCATGCCGACAGCGAAGGGTTTAACTTCAGATCAGCATGCAAGGACACCGGCTGGAAGATCCGCCAATGCTTAATCTGGGTAAAAAACAGCATGGTCATGGGACGCCAGGATTACCAATGGAAACATGAGCCATGCCTCTATGGGTGGAAGGATGGAGCCGGGCACTTCTTTACAGACGCCAGAACCAACACCACAGTGATCGAGGACAAAATCGAAATAAAGAAACTGACCAAAGCAGAGATGATCGCTTTGTTGGAAGAAATATTTGCAGACAAAACCAGCACGTCGGTCATCCACGAAAACAAGCCAACCCGAAACGCCGAGCATCCGACAATGAAACCGATCCGCCTACTGGCCCGGGCCGTTAAGAACAGCAGCAAACCGGGACAATTGGTTCTTGATACCTTCGCGGGAAGTGGGAGTACTGGCGTAGCATCGCATCAATTAGGCAGAAATTGCTACATGATGGAAATGGACCCGAAGTACGCGTTTATTATCGCTAAAAGGATGAAACAACTTGATAATGACTTGGTAATCACCTGTATTAATCGCACCTTTGACATAAACCAAGAATTAGAAGATGCTCTGGAAAGATAAAATATTTATTTGCCAAAACTGCGGAAAAGAATTCACAAGAAAGAACGCTTGTGAGAATAATAAGCCCAAATTTTGCTCAAGGGAATGTAATGCTGTTTATCGTGCGAAGAAACCAATGATTTGCGAAAATTGCGGGATTTCGTTTTATTCAAATGACGGACACAGCAACAGAAAAAATTGCTCGGTAAAATGCAAAGCGGAACAACAAAAAATAAACCCGTCACAGAAAAAAGGCAAAAAGTATCCAAACACTCAAAGGGCAAGGACGGCAGAGTGCAAAGTTTGTGGTAAGGAATTTAGAGCATTAAATGATCATAACGGCAAATGCGGAGGGGAAACCGAAAGAGCACAAATCTACTGCTCAAAAGAATGCTGGAATAAACGCCGGGTTTTAAAGATTTGTGAACATTGCGGAAAAGAAATAATAAGCTATGGAGGTAAACGATTCTGTAGTAGAGAGTGCGCATTTAAGGCGATGATTGGAGAAAAGGCAGCCCAATGGAAAGATGGAAAATCACTTTTAAGAGACAGAGCAAGATTATCCCCACAATTAAAAATATGGAGACTCGCGGTTTATAAAAGGGACAACCACACTTGCCAACAATGCGGAGCAAAAGGAATGATCCACGCACACCACAAAATAGAATGGGCTCAAGATGAAAGCCAAAGATTTATAATAAGCAACGGAATCACTCTTTGTGTTGACTGTCACGGGAAAATACATGGTGTAGATTTTACAAAAAGAGGCAAAAATAAATGTTCTGATTGCGGAAAGGATATCCAAAGACAAAGCAAAAGATGCCGTAAATGCTACACGATAAATCAACTGGAAATCAACGGCGAAAAAATAATTTAATAACGACAACAATCGACAATGCCAGCACCAAAGGGAAATAAAAACGGGAAGCGATTCTCTGCCACCAGACAACCAAAGAACCCAGGACGCAAACCGTCCCGGATGAATGAGTTCATAAAAGCATTCAACCTCGAGGATGAATCACGCCAAATCAGCCGGGAGGACGCAACAAAGCTCCATGTTCACCTTTTGGGATGCAACAAGGCACAACTTGAATTGATGGCCCGCAACCAGGACCTGCCGGTTTCAATCGTTTGCCAGATACTCGCCATCGTCGATGATATCGCAAACAAAAAAACCGACACCGTCGACAAAATAGCCGACAGACTATACGGCAAGTCAATGCAGCCATTGGAGCTGACAGGGGCCCAGGGCTCACCATTGATACCAACAGCACCAATGAGCCGAAAAGGTTATGAAGCGCTCTTAAACAAGCTCAAATGCGGCGCATAATCAAACACCCAATGCAGGAGGCATCCCTGGCTTTGCGTACTTCACTCGAAGATTACACAAAGGTCATGTTTGCAGCGCAATACAAAAAACCATTCATCACCAACAGCCATCATCAACAGATATTTGACGCACTCCAGGATGTTGTGGACGGGAAATGTCCAAAATTGATAATTAACATCGCTCCCAGGTATTCAAAGACCGAGCTCGCCGTTAAATCATTTATAAGCTGGGGTTTTGCGCTCAATGCCAGGAGCCGGTTTATTCATCTTTCCTTTTCCGACAGCCTGGTCACCGATAACAGCCGGGCCATCCAAGAGATCATGCTCGAACCAATATACCGCGAATTATTCCCAGATTCGTCGCTGGCATCAAAACGAATCAGCGGGACCGAATGGGAAACGATCGCAGGAGGCGGACTTTATGCAGCCACCACCCAGGGCCAAGTAACAGGATTCGGGGCGGGCGTCATGGATGAGGAAGCCAAAGAGGCAGCCTTTCAAAAGAAGATCAACGAAGAGATCACCAAGCTAAATGCCACTCAAAAAGATAGCATATTTTGGGGCGCTTTGGTTATCGACGATCCCATCAAACCAGAGGACGCACTCAGCGAGACGGTCCGCGAAAGGGTAAACCAGCGATTTGAAAACACCATCCGCAACAGGGTAAACAGCCGAAACACGCCGATTATAATCATCATGCAGCGAGTACATGAGCACGATTTGTGTGGCTACCTGCAGGAGATCGAGCCTGACGAATGGCGAGTTTTATCAATCCCATGCATCACCCGGGACGAAGAAGGCAACGAAGCACCACTCTGGCCACATAAGCACACGCTCGCCGAATTATACAAAATCAGAGCAGCCAACAGCTTTGTGTTTGACACACAGTACATGCAGAACCCGACACCAATCGAGGGACTTATGTACACGCTTGGATTCAAAGAATACGACATAATCCCGGTAGCTCGCAGGATGGAGCGCAAGAATTACACCGACACCGCCGACACCGGATCGGATAATTTGTGCTCAATTTGCTACACCGAAACCGAGCTGGCCTGTTACGTTACCGATGTTCTGTACACCAAAAAGCCGATGGAATATACAGAGCCAGCAACCGCCGAAATGCTCCACCGCAATAGCGTCCAGCTTTCCAATATTGAGAGCAACAACGGAGGCCGGGGTTTCTCCAGGGCCGTAGAGAGCCAGCTCCGGTTAATGGGAAACAGGACCACCGCAATATCGACATTCACACAATCGGACAACAAGGCCGTCCGGATATTCAGCAAGTCGGCAGAAGTTCAAAACACGATCATCTTCCCGAGCGGCTGGAAGCAGAAATGGCCCTTATTTGCAAAGGACGTCCTAACTTACCGCAAAGAGGGAAACAACGCACACGACGACGCCCCAGACACCCTGACGGGCATCGTTGAGAAATACGGACAGGGACAAATGGCAGACACACGCGAATTGGAAAACGCTTTATACTAAATCAATATGAAAACCATTGCAGAAATAATCGACAACACCAGGACACCGGACCAGATAATCGAGGACCTGAAGTTAAAATCAATCACGGTCCCGGGATGGAGTGACCTCGAAAAAGAATATAATCCAAAGAAACACCCGGTCATGACCGATCCCAGCTACACGGATAAAACCATAAAAGGCAAGATCGAAAAAGTGACCAGGATCACAATGGACCTGCAACGGCTGGCAGTAAAGCGAATGACAGAGCTCGCCTTCGGGATTCCCGTTAAGAGGACCTACACCGCCGAGACAGATGGCGAAAAAGAGGTCGCCAAAGTCATGGAAAAGATATTCACCAAAAACCGGATCGACGCCTTAAACATCGAGCGAGGAAACATGCTCTTTGCAGGATGCGAAGTTGTAACACTTTGGTACGCCGTCGAAAAACCAAACAATTACTACGGAGTAAAAAGCCCGATCAAGCTGCGGTGCAAGAATTACAGCCCGATGAACGGCGACACCCTGTGGCCCCTTTTTGATGAATACGACGACCTCACAGCTTTAAGTTTTGGCTACAGCCGAACCAACGGAAACATCACAACTGAATATTTTGACACTTACACCCAGGACACCCACATACAATGGACCAGGGAAGCCAACGCATGGGTGGAGACAGCCAGGGAGCCAATCGCACTCGGTAAGATTCCTGCCATTTACCTGACCAGACCAACGCCAATCTGGGAGGACAACAACAACAACGTCTACGAGATGGAATGGACACTCAGCCGAAACGGCAACTACCTGCGCAAAAACAGCAAACCGCTCGTCGGAGTTTTCTCAGATCAAAAGCTCGGGTTTGGAGGCGAAAAGAGCGACGACGACCGCTCGGTTTTTCAATATCCTACAGGATCAGACGTCCGATATATTACATGGGCTCAAGCAATCGAAAGTTTGAAATTCCACATTCAGACATTGAAACAGGAATACTTCAGCTCGCTCCAGCTCCCGGACATGAGCTACGAAAACATGAAGAGCACACCCATGTCAGGCGAAGCAAGGAAAATGATGTTTATAGATTGCCAGCTCAAAGTGACCGACGAATCCGGAAGATGGATGGAAGCCTTTGATCGCGAAGTGAACGTCATCCGGGAATTCATGAAGATCATCATGCCAAAGAGCGCCGCCGATATCGACAGCCTCGGAGTTGAGATCCTAATCACACCGTACAGCGTCAACGACGACAAAGACACCATCGCCAACCTTACGACCGCAACCGGCGGAAAGGCCATCATGAGCCAAAGACAAGCGGTTAAATATCTGGGATGGGCCGAGGACGTAGACGAGGAAATGAAAGCGCTGCAGGACGAAGCAATGGCAGACATCGCAGCACCAACAATGTAGTCTATTGAACACAAAAAACCAGATAAATTATTACAATAATTCAGTAAAATAAATATTCATAATTTAAACTTTAACACCATGAATTACTTATTCAAAGACGGCAATGGTTTTGTATTCGGAAACACACCACAAAGCGAATGCCCGTCGGGATTGTACAGGATCGAGCCAAACGCCGACCTTTCTGCCGTTTCAATTCGCTACGCAAACGACGACAGGATCAAGATGCCAGAAGCACCGATCGCCTCGTTTGTCGACGCAGCAGGAACACCCTACGCCAATTACGCAGCACTCAAGGCGGCAGCCGAGGGATTCTTTGACCTCCAAGACGACGGAGTATGCAACGGCGAAGAAGATGCCGTTTTATCAGACACGGTCGACCTGGCACACCCGGGTTACTTTCAACCAACGCTGATCGACGGGACGGTCAAATACATGACGGTCCGAGGCAACATTCGAACCAGAACCATCACAAAAGACACCTGCTCATTGGTCCGGGTTAAGAGAATCTACCTGAATGGAACAACAGCAGCGATGGGAATAGTAATTTATTACTAAAATAAGCGCAATGACAACAAGATCATTAAGTCTGGGAATACCAGATCGAGCGCAGCGCATAGGGGCAATGTTGAACCCTATTGAGTATACTCAATTTATTGCGGCAACCGGGATAACGGATGCAACTCAAAAGGCTGCGACATTAAAACTTGTTAAAGATCTAAAGTCAACCGGTGCATGGACTAAGTTAAAAGCTATATACCCAATGGTGGGCGGCACTTCACAATCGCATAAATTCAATTTAAAAGACAGCCGCGATTTAAATATAGCATTTAGACTTAATTTTTCAACAGGATGGACCCACTCGGCAACAGGGGCAGCCCCTAATGGAACCAGTGCCTATGCCAATACGTTTTTTAATACTCTTGTAGACGGGCATCAAGACAGTGCATCTCTTGGATATTATTCGAGAACTGATATATCAGCACCTCAGACCGAAATAGGGGTAGCATCTACAGTGCCAGAGGGGTCGATTGGGGCGTATCTTATTTATTCGTATTCTGGATCTGCCTATAAGGCTATTAATAGCATAGAGGCAATCAGAGGTTCGTTATTTAGTCCAACAACTGGTTTATTAATAACAACTAGGGTCAATAATACAATCGAAAAGTATCACCACAAAGGAATTCTTAAAGATACTATATCCATTGCGAGCCAAGTACCACTAAATAAAACGGTGTATCTCGGAACATACAATTCGTCTTTAAAATATTACAGCACAAAAGAATGTGCATTTGCATTTATAGGCGATGGACTAACAGACGCGGACGCTTTGAATCTTTATACGGCTATCACGGCATTTCAAACAACTTTAGGGAGGGCAATATAATGGAAGGGATTAAATTAACTCAACAGCAGGCAGAACAATTGGATCACGTGTTTATAAGTGATTCAACATTTATAAACATTGTTAAGGACGTTAACGACATTCCGTTTTTATTCTTATCGGCAGATGATAAAATAAAGATTAAAAATACCGATCTGTCTTATTTGATTGATGTTCCATTGTCAGAATATGCGCCTAATACAGCAAAGATTTAGGTTCGCATAAAGTAGCAATTTGAGCCTTTCGTGTGTATCTTTGCACCGGAGAAACTACGAAGCATACTAAAAGCCGACCGGATCAATGGTCGGCTTTTTCTATTTGTATTTAGTCAACAAAGTATTAATTTTGTGATTACCAAACAATCACATTTTAAGCATGGAGGACGCAATATTACAGACCATCCGGGAGATGATCGAAGCAAAAAGGAAAGCCGGGAAAGCACCGCTACTCGTTACCAGAATGGAATTAGACCAGGAGCTGACCAGGGCACTAAATGCCCTTTACGCCAACGGAGAAATTCAGGTCGGCAAAACAGCAAACGACAAATGGATTAAAATCAGCCAATAAAGCCATGATCATAGAGACGAAATTCAATACAGGGGAAAAGGTCGTGTTTATAAACGGAGGCAGTATCATAACACGAAAAGTCACGCAAATAGCCTATCGATACGGTGCTATTTATTACACGTTCGTTATTACTAAAGCCATTTCAATGTCAGACAGAGACACAGAGGTCGAAATGGACCAGCGCGAATGTTGGGGTACAGTTAAGGAATTGGCTGAATTTTACGAGGACAAACAATAAAATTATGGATTGGGAACAAGCGCACAAAAACAGGATAGAGGCCAATGCCAAAAAAATTGATCTTATCTACCAGAAAGCGGTGCAGGAAGCTGCGCTGGTAGGTGCGACTGTTTCCAATTTCAACCCAGACAAGCCGTTCAGCTTTACCAACTACCCTGGAACCAAAACCAGGATCGACAAACTGACTAAAAGCATGGCCGCAGAAATGCAGGTCGTAATTGTTGCAGGAACGAAGGCCGAATGGGCCAGCTCAAACATGAAAAACGACGCGATGGCAATGAGCATCCTCGGGATGGCAAAACCAACAACTGGACCAGCCGACCTATTCACCAGCATCACGGAGGCCAAAGCAGAGCCAAAACTTAGAGAGTTATTCAACAACAACGAGCAAGCCCGGGACGCCTTCATCAGCCGCAAAACAGGGGAGCCAGGGCTCAACCTTTCCGACCGAGTGTGGAAATATACCAACCAATTCAAAACCGAGATCGAGATGAGCCTCGACGACGGGATCCGCTCCGGAAAACCTGCAGCAGAGATGGCGAGAGATGCCCGGCAATTCCTCAAAGAACCCGACCGAGTGTACCGCCGGTTTCAGATGCACCTTAAAAACGCCGCCGGGGAGCCTGTGCTCGACAGCAAAGGAAACAAGATCATCATTAAACAACAGCGCCGAAAATATACGGATCCCATCACAGGAGCCGTCACCTGGAAAGTTGAAAATCCAAAGTATCACCCGGGCCGGGGAGTCTACAAATCCAGCTACAAGAACGCCATGCGCCTCACCAGGACTGAAGGCACAATGGCCTACCGGACGGCGGACCATACCAGGATGCAACAATTTGACTTCATTGTTGGGTTTACGGTCAAGTTATCGAACGCACATAAAAAGGTCGACATTTGCGACACCCTGGCAGGAGACTACCCGAAGGAATTTAAATTCACATCATGGCATGCTCAATGCATGTGCAGCGTCACGTTTATTTTAAAAACAACCGACGAATTAAAGGCAGACACCCAACGGATCCTGGATGGCGAACCAACGGACGGGACCAGCGTCAACCAGATAAAATCGGTACCCGGGAAATTCCTGCAATGGGCAAAAGACAACGCCGAAAGAGTGATCGCCGCAAAGACGACGCCTTACTTCATCGCTGACAATTACGTCGCAGGAGACATCACCAAAGGTTTATCTTTTGATGGGATACAGGCAGAGAAGGCAGCAAAGATCGCAGCAGACAAGATCGCGCAGGATAAGATTGTTCAGGCAGCCATCAAAGCGGAGGCGGACAAAGTAATCGCAGCTCAGGCACTCGCCAAAGAAAACGCGTTGTTGGCAGCAGTCAACACAACCAGCACCGCCACCACAGAAACGATGCTGAAGGATGCAGCAACCAAACAGATAATGAAGGATGCGCTCGGCGACGAAGAAGAGGTAAAAGCATGGATTAAAAACAACCACGCGAAACCAGCCAATTACACCAAAGACACATTCTACAGGGTCGAAGGCGGAAGCGGAGCCGGGTATGGTGGAGCAGGAAACGGGCTTTATTTAGGAAAAGACAAAGCCGCACTCTCGCGATTTTACGATCCAGAAGATGACGGCCTGACGGTTTCGGAATTTATCGGAACGCCTAAGTTCTTAAATTTGATGCACCCAGACGACATGGCATCCTTTGAGAAATACCTAAAATCAAAAGGTTTGTCAATGGCAAACTCGGCGGAGGTTTCAAAGATTGTCGAAAAAATGGGATTCGATGGGATTCAATACTATGACGCGATGGCTACCGGCGAAGAATTCGTTCTATTCAACACCAGCAAACTGAAGGAAATCACACCAAAAAAGAAAGCGAAGTCGCCACCAAAACCAAAGAGATAAAAGCCAGGGTTCAATCCCTAGATTTTTAATTCATTCGATACGCCACACGAACAGCGTCACCAAAAGCATCCAATGCACGCCTTGCTTTCCAAGCAGCAAAGCCCATCGTCCGCTCGATCATATCCCGATACTCCTGTTCAATTTCAGAGAAAGCAGGATCACCGGCAACCTTAAAGGATTCGTTGTAATATTTCTCCAGATCACTCATGGCCCCCGGGTTTATAATTCAGAATAGCCTCCACAGTATCGGCATGCATCGACGACTTCCCGTTCAGATATTCAGAGATGGTAGCCCGGCGAACACCAACAGCATCCGCCACCTGAGCCTGACGACCGAGGACTGCAGCACGAACCAAAGAGCGGAGATCGACAGGAGCGTCGGTCTTTTTCTTAAAATATTCAGAGGCAATCCAAACCATGTCGACAACGGTTTGAAGTTCATTTTTGCCACTAAAAGTGTGAAACCTTAACTGGAAGCCGAGCTTATTGAAAAGCCCGTCCAGTTCATCCGGGATAGTAATATTCCCGTCTTTATCAGCGATAGTCCAGTCTGCCTTTTTCATTTTTACGATTTTAGAAGATTTGATAAAAGTACATCGGTCGCATGAACAGCATTTGAAGTCAACTGACGCTGCCAGCAACCGCGCGAAGGTGACCATTTGAAGGCCGCATGTTTGAGTGAGGCGATTGTTTCGGGTTCCGGTTTGCCATCGAAAAACAACTGAATCCGGTCCTCCGCCGTATTTTTCACAACCCGAACACCGGCGACTTCCTGCTCGGTACTTTCAGCACAGGATTGATCGACAGCCAGCTCGCGGTTCTTTTCAGCTTCCATGCCCAGGGACCAGATCCCGTTTCTTGGAGTTACGAGAACCCTGTTTTTTTCAATCTGCATGAATTTTAGATATTCTAAAACCTTTTCAACAAGTTCAGCATTTCCACTTTTTGCAACCGTCTCAAGCCTACCCTTAAAGTTTGTAACTCCCCACCCTTCAAACAACCGATCAACCTGTTTCTTAAATTGAGTGAATTGCTCGTCGACCTTTTGCGCCTCCGGTTTCGATTCCTCTATACGTTTTGCAATTGAGTAAAGAGCCTTAGACCGCCACTCGGTAAATTCCACCGACCGGTTGTGTTCTGAATTATTCGCCTTTTCATTCCTTCGCACCGGGAAATTAGCCGGTCCGGTAATCATCGAGGACAAACAGCGACTCTTTGCAGACAGCCAGGCAAACAAGTATTTTTTATAATTTTCAGTGTACCGGATCCGATCGCCTTCGGGCATTCCAGCCAGGTCCTCGTTCAGCTCAGATTCATGACCAGCCACCGAATCAGTAGCCCGACGTTCAGGAGAAAAAGACGTCCCAGAATAGGCACGATACGCAGCAGCATAAAGGCCGGGAATTTTAACAAGATTCAAAGTTTCCATAATTTTAGATTTTAGATTCATTGGTTAAATAAGAGAAGGCCACCGATGCAACAAAAGCAAGGACCACAAAAGCAAGGATCACCAAGCCTTCATTAAGACCGGATCCAGAAAGAGAATCAATATTACTAAGTAAGTTTTTCACGATTTTAGTTTTTAAAAGTTGTAAATAATTCCGGTTTGTTTTCGATAGTAAACCAATTCGAATGATAAAAGCCACCATTAACGGTCGCGTTTAAGGCAATAACGTTGTTTTCAGAATACTCGAAATCAAACATTTCAAACCCAGTCTGGGTACGTTTACCCATCCTGAAAAAAGTAACAGTCTTGCCTTTGTCGTAAGTATTCGCAAGAATCACACCTTTTTTAATATCTGAAAATTGAATCATTTTGAAAGTTTTTGTGGCCCCAGGCAAAACCCAGGGCCGGTTTATAATTAAATAATATATTTTTTTGCTTTGGCTGCGCTGATTTCGTAAACGTCAGCATATACAACGTCGTCATATTTGGTTATTGTGCCGTTTATAGACTGAATAATGAATTTGCATTTTGGATTTTCGATAACAAATTGGGCGTGATCTTTAATCCACTCATGAAGTGAATTTACAGCATCCGCAAAAGATAAAGCAAAGGTATCGCCTACACTATTGGTTTTATCGTTTTTAACGTTCCATGATTTATACATCCTTTTGTCGATACATCCAAAGGCATTACAGTAAGCCACAAATACTGGTCTTTCTTTTGTTGGGGTAATGTAGGTATTTTCCATTTTTTGAGCTTTTAAGATCACCCGGGTTACTTCCCTGACGACTTAACAAAGATACGTTTTAACGTACACCACGCAAGTAAAAAACATCAAACTTTTTACATATGTTAAGTATTTTTGTTGTTTAGCATCAATCCAAATAAGACACTACAAACCAGACAGATAAAAATAAATCAAAAATATTTAGTGTTTGTAATAAAATCACTTTTACAACTCCCTATCTTTGCAACAGATAAACTTTTAAACAAGCAAAAAAAAGGGTATGAAAACACTAATCATCGAGGGACTGAAGGCCAAATTCCCAGGCATAAGTAACTCAATTATTACCGGGATTGCAGACAAGCTCGCCAAGACCGCAACGACTGAAGAAGAGGCCACAACCGCAACCGAGGGGGTGACATTTCAAACAGTCCTCGACTTTCAGGCAACCAGCGTCTCGTTAACAGCCAAACTGAACTACGAGAAAAAGCACAACCTGAAAGACGGCAAACCAATCGAAGCAGGAGACGACAAGTCGGATCCAGCCAAGAAGCCAGACGGCGAACCAGAAATCGAAACAGCGAAAGAGAAAGCAGCCCGGGAGAAATACGAAAAGCTCGAGGCTCGACTCAATCAGATGGACGGCGACAAGGTAGCCACCAGCCGAAAAAAGCAATTAGATGCAGCAATCGCAAAAGGAGACGCCGCATTTAAAGCCAGGTACGAAAAGAGCCTCGGACGTATGACTTTTAAAGATGATGAAGATTTCAATTCATTCCTCACAGAAGTACAGGCGGACACGGAAGCATTCGTAGCAGCAGCAGCACTCGGTGGTTCAACATTCAAACGACCGATGGGTGGCGGAGGCGGAACACCTGCCGACAAACCATCACCAGAGGTCGAAGCCCGAATCAAAGCAAGAGAGGCCGAGACGGTAGCCCCGGCCATCGTAGGGTTACCAACAAACAAATAAATCCTAAAAAAATGGATATCAATTTCACAGAAACAGCAGCTGCAGCGGTGCAGCCCGTGATTTTTGAGAAGATCATCGGAGAAAAACCGGGCGGAGGCATCGTAGCGAATACAGCCTTTGACATCCCAGCAGGGACCGCAGTCGGCGTCAACGCTGGCACATTGAAACCTATCAAGGCATACCGCTTGGTAAAGGCCGTTTTATCGGGTGACACCGAGATCGAGATTGCCAAAGGATCGGGCATTGTTTCCGGTGACTTCATCGGCGTAGGAGCAAAGGCAGTCGCCAGCACCGGCCTCGTTTCCACCAACGCAACGAAAGACGTTGTGACCGTTACGCTCGGCGTAGCAGTAGCAATCGGTACTGTTTTGTACCAGGCAGCAGGAGCATCGGCATCATCCGCCGTTACCCTTTACACACCAGCCTACCTTACAGGCGCACCCGTTATCGCAGGACTTGGAGACCGGCTCATCAAATTGGTAAACATGGCCATCGTTCGCAAAGAGACAGTCAACGCTTCACCAGAGGTGCTTGCATTACTCACCTCAATTAAAGCCGTATAATCATGGGCGCAATGAACAAACCGCTTTTTGATCTCGACCAGGTCGGGATGCAAGCAGAAGTCAACTCTTACAAACCCGGCAACGGATTAGTATGGGCCAAATTATTCCCGTTAAAATTCACTCCGAAATTTGACCTTAAGGGAATCGAAGGAAACGACGGGATCCCGGTATCCGCCGACAAGGTAGCATTCAACACGAAAGCACCGCTCAAAACCAGAAAGACAGTTGGAAGCTGGTCTGGCAAACTTGGCAAAATCGCAATCTCAAAAGAGAAAGGCGAGATCGAAATCAACGAATACAAAGACCTGCAGGTGATCGCAGGAGCGAACCAAGCGGACAAAGCAACCGCTCAGTACTTGGTTGACATGGTATACGATGACATCCAGGCATGCAGCGACGGAATCGATTACAAAGTCGAAATCGACGCATTACGCATCGGGAGCTCGGGCACTCAAACCTTTCCTGCAGCGATTGAAGGCGAGCTGGCAACAGCCGACGTTATCAACTTCAATGTACCTGCCGCCAACTTTGTAGGAGCCGTCACCGTTTGGAGTAACGTAGCAGCCGATGGAATCGCCGATGTTGCAAAACAGCAAAAAGCGATCGCCAAACTTGGATTGAAAAAGCCAATGTTTGCCATCATCGAGAGCGCCAAATTTGAGCAATTGCTCGCACAAACAGCCACCGCGAAAAAGGTAGCGTCCGTTTTGATTAACGTTTCAGGATTGGCATCGGTCGAAGTTTTATCAGCCGACAATGTAAACGCTTACATGAGAGCAAAGGGTTATCCCCAGTTTTTGGTTATTGACAGTTACGCCACCATCGAAGCAAAAGACGGGAGCCAGTCAACCATCAAACCCTGGAACGAGAACGTTGTCACCCTTTCACCAACACCACAGCTCGGATACACTTATTACAAGCCAGTACCGATCGTGGAGCCAACCGACGCCTTGCAAACACAGGGAGCCTTCGCCAAAACAACCCGTTACTCGGAATTAAACCCGATGCTGGAAGTTACGATGGCAGAGGCATACGTTCAGGTAGGATTGATCAACAGGGCCAGCTTGGTATTTTTGAATACCAACGCCACAACCTGGAACGCAGGAGCATAATCTGAGAAGATGACAATCCTCGAAGCACTAAAGAGCATAACCAATTACCCGGTGAGCCAGCGAACCATTACACGGATCGCTGCTCGCCAGGGATTGAGCTTAACTACAGAAGCCGATGCAGCAGTTTTAAATTCCCGGGCTTACCGGATGGCAGAGGCGGACGTTATGGCATGGCTGGTTGTTGCTCCGAATATTTCAGAGGGCGGTGTTTCCTTTAGTCTTTCACAATTCGAAAGGGACCAATTCAAAAACGAGGCTGCGCAAATTTATATCGAGCTCGACAACACAGAATCAACCTACGGCTATAAAGGCGAATTCTTGTAACGATGGAAAACGGAACACTTCAATATAAAATCATTACCGGCGGAGGGCTCGACGCAAGCGGAGATCCCATCCAAGTAACGGAGGATTGGAGCGAGCCGATTGATTGCTGGATCAAGACCAACCTGCACAACCAAAAAGGAAAGTACGAAGATGGCAAATTCACGATGGCAAAATACGAAGTGCTTATCGAGCTGCAGCCATTTGAAGCTGACCGGATAAAACTGATTACTGACAAAAACAAAGACCTGGGAGAATTCCAGATTCAGGACTGCCAGTTTTTGGATATTGCAGGACGAGTCAAAATCATGGTTTAAGATGAGCATCACCCAGACCACGCCACAGGAACAGATCAACGCCTACCTGAAACAACAGATCGACCGACGAATCAACGCCATTATAAACGCTTTCAATTACGTAGGATTCACCTGCATAAACGAAGCCAGGGCAAACGGGAGCTATCATGACGTAACCGGTTTTTTAAGAGGCTCGATCGGGTTTGTAATTGTCAGAGACGGGGTGATCGTTTCAGAATCGGGGTTTGAATCGAATGGCGGAGGCAGCATCGGCAAAGCAGAGATTCAAAAGCTGGCCGCCAAGTTTCCACACGGGATCGCCTTAATAGTTGTCGCAGGGATGACTTATGCATCAGCAGTCGAGGCCCGGAATTTTAACGTTTTAAGCAGCGCCGAATTGATGGCCGAACAGATGGTACCACAATTAATGAACACACTCGGATTCACAACATGAGAAAAACAGGCGGAGAAATAGAGGCAGACGTTTATGCGATAATCGTCGCAAGCGCACTCAAGGCAGCGATCACGGGAACCATTTACAAAGATGGAATGAGGCCAATAAACGCAACCAGCGAGGACGCCGTCGTTTCTTTTATGACCGGATTAGATAACCAGATTCAGACGGGGATATTAAACCTTAATATCTACGTTTCCGACATTGACGCAGGAGCCGGGGTGCTCGTTAAAAACAGCTCTCGCACTCGACAATTGGAAGGAATCGCCAACACAATAATCCAGGGACTAATCCCCACCGCCTATCGTTTTTCACTCGGAGCGATAATTCAAACATTCCCGGCAGACGCCATCGGTCAGCATTTTGTCAATTGCAAAATCAAATTTCAATTAATTACTTTTTAAAAATTATAATTATGGCAACATTGTCATGGGGTAAACCCAAAGTAGAAATCGGAGTACTTGGTGCGCTTAGAGTTGCGCCAATCGTCTGGACTGTATTAACACCACTTGTCGAAGATTCCAGCCAGTTTACTGGCACACCAGGAACACCCCTAACAGCTAAAGGAGAAGGTGGAGCATTAGTTGCACAAAAAGCAACAGCAAGTGAATATAAGTTTGTGTGTGAGATATACGCAAGCGATAACTCAAAGCCTATTGTAGATGTAAATGGCGTTATAATCGATAATTACGCTATACGTCTTGGGCCGGAAAATGTATTGTTGCCAGGATTTATCTTCGATGAATCATCTGTCCTTATTGAGGAAACATGGTCTGCCAAAACAGGTAAAAAGTGGAAATATACCTTTACAGCAGTTGAGCCTCTCTTAGGTGAACTGAGCAAACCTTACACAAAGGTTTAATTTCAACATAAACCCGGACAATCAGAGCCGGGTTTATTTCTTTAACTCAAAAAACCACACAAACCCAATCGCCATGTTTTGGAAAAAGAACAAACAATTTGCCAGCCTCCAGGATTTAATGGCAAAGCCAAAATTCAAACAAATCGTCGATGACCGGATCAATACCAGGAAAAAAAACCGGATCGAAATATTACACGCAACCGGCCTAACAGTTAGCCGACTGAAATCGTCGCCGTTTTCGACACTCGACAAAAGAGACATGCTCAGCGCCGAATTACTCAGCGATGAATTTCTATTGATAGACCTGGGCAAATCAAAACTACCAGCAGGAGAGCGGACATTCATCCGGGACATAATCGAAGCCGCCATCATCGGGACTTTAAAATCTTACCAACCAGCATGAAAAAAATAGAAACCAAAGTAGCCGACACCATCCTGCAGAGATCGCAGGAAGTGAAGATCGGCGAAAAAACATACCAGGTCACGCCGCCAACCACAGCGACGCTGATACTCATTTCAGAGCTCGTCGCGCAATTACCACAGGTAACACTCGACGCGACGAAAGAGCTACCAGAAAGCTTGAGAATCGCAAAAGACTGCCGGGTGCTTGGCGATATTGTCGCCGTTTTGATTTTAGGAGCAACGGATCCCAATAAAAAGCAATCACCCTGGCCCAAATGGTTCACAAGGGAAAAGACAGCCGCCACCCAACAACGCGAACTGGCTGCCGAAATTTTATACAATATGAAACCGTCCGAGCTTTCAGAATTGACCAGGCGATTACTCCAAAAAATGGAGATCGGTTATTTTTTCGGTTTTACCGTTTCCCTTATAGAGGTCAACCTGACAAAGGCGACCAGGGAGACGGAGGAAATGACAGCATCTGGGCAGTAGTCGCAGGAGTCGCCAAAGGATACACACTGCCGTTTGATTACGTTTTATACCAGATGAGCTACGCCAACACGATAATGTACAGCAGCGTCCTGCCGAGTTACGACGACAACAAAGATGGAGAATCAGCCGACCAGAAAGTGATCAACGCCGACGATCCAAAGAACAAAAACGCAATAAGAAAAGCATTGTATGAATAGCGACAACGGATCAATAAACTTTGCAGTCGACCTGAGCACCACGCCACTCGACGCAGGAGCAGCCAGGGCGAACGCAACACTTCACGGAATAGGAAACACAGCTGCCGCACAAGGCTCCAGGATTGGGGATGCATTCAATGCGGCATCCGGGATGGTTGGAATGATGGCAATGGGAGCCATCGCATCAATTGGGATGATCGGAAAGACAATCCTCGACACAACCGCCAAATTTGAAAAGTTCGGAATTGTTCTGCGGAATACACTCGGAGATTCAGCAGGAAACGACGCACTCGCGATGATTTCCAACTTTGCAGCAACAACACCATTTCAACTCGACGAGGTCACCGGCGCTTTTATCAAATTGGCAAACCAGGGCTTTGTTCCCACCTACGAACAGATGACCAAGCTGGGCGACCTTGCCAGCTCCACAGGTAAAAGTTTTGATCAGCTCGGCGAAGCGTTGCTCGATGCTCAGACCGGACAATTTGAACGGCTCAAAGAATTCGGAATCAAAGCCAGCGCTAATGGCGACCGGGTGACTTTTTCGTTTAAGGAGCAAAAGACGACCGTCGAAAACACCAACAGCGCCATACAAAAATATATTCTTTCTCTTGGAGAAATGAAAGGTGTTGCAGGAGCGAATGCATTGATCAGCGCCAGCCTAACAGGACAAATGAGCAACCTGGGAGACAAACTCGCATTCATGTATAACGAGATAGGCAACAGCAACAAGGGCATGCTTTATTCGGTTGTTGGGGGCGCTTCCACATTAATCGAAAATTACAAAGCGATCGGCGACGTTATCACTGAATTGGTTTTGATTTACGGAGCCTATAAAGTTTCGGTAATGTATTTCGCTTACGCGGAGGGAGTAAGGATGGCCGCAACCACAGCAGCCACAGCTACAGTCGTAAAAAACGCAGCGATAGAAACAGCCGTAGAGGCCCAGCTCGCAGCAATAAGAGTTACATCAGCATCCGCAGCCACAGCGCTGGCCGCAAATACGGTCGCAATGGCAGAAATGAGAGTAGCGGCAACAGCACAAGTCATCGCAGCAGAAGATGCACTCCAGACATCAACGGCGGCAACCAGCAAGGCGAGCCTGGCTAATCCCTATGTTTTGGCAGCAATGGCAGTTGTGGCGCTTGGCTACGCCATTTATAAAGTAATTACATACCAGAACGATCTTGAGAAGGCGCTTAGTAAGTCTGCGACTCAGATAGACAACGAAAAAGACAAGGTCTCCGAACTATTCGCAGAGTTGGGACATGCAACCAAAGGAACCGACGAATGGAAAAAAGCTAAAGACGCAATCCTTACTCAATATGGGACCTACCTCACCGAACAGCAGAAAGAGCTCATCGGGACTAAAGACCAGGGAGAGGCACAAAAGATCGTCAACGCAGGGCTGGCAGAAAACATCGCACTCAAGGTTAAACAGGAATCAATACAGGCAATAAGCGTAAAGTATAATCCTGACATAACAAAAGGAAGAACGGAAATTCATGACGCAATAAAAGAATCACTCGGAGCCGATCGGGCTTATAAATTCGATCAAGATGTTGAGCCACTTATTGCAAAAGTGAAACTGGCAGTCGATCCAGTAGAAGCAAAAAAAGCAAAACAGGAATTGTTTCAATGGCTTTATGACTTAGGACAAGAGGTTTCAAAAGGCAAAAGCCACAATGGCGGAGCGGTTAATTACGGAAGAAATCTTATCTCTGATGCTTTGGGTGGATTTGTCGAGGATAACGACGCAATAAACAAGGCATTCACAGTGCAGGAAAAAAAGAATGCGGCAGAAAAAAAGGATCCCATCCTTACCACATACCAGGCACAGATCGACGCAATAAAAGCAAAGAAGGTCATCGCAGAGAAAGAGCTTGCATCGCTAAAGACAATGGACCCCACCAAAGCCAAACCGGCAAAGGAGGCGGAAATCAATATTCTAACAGCCCAGCTTAACAATGCCTCCGACAAAGCATCCCAGGACGCGATCAATGCAAAGATAGAAACTGCAAAAAAAGAGCTTTCTAAAATAATTTCAGTCGGAGTGGATCCCGCCAAAGCAGTCACGGCACAGCAAGGCGTGATCGATGCACTTAACAAACAACTTGGAGACAAGGCAGCCGAAGCAACAGAAAAGAAAGAAAAGAAAACAGCTCAGGAAAAAGCCGACGCAAGCCTAAAAATGCTTAACGCAGACAAAAAAAACGCATTGGACCAGCGAACTGCAGAGCTGGAAAATCAACAAAGCATCCTAAGCATAAAAGACGATGGATATCTAAAAAGCCAAGAGCAATTAAAACTTAACGGTGAAAAAGAAAAGCTCGCAGGTGCTAAATTGGTCCAGGACCTAATCGAACAACAACAGCAATTAGAGCGCGACAAATGGGAGCAGTCAGGCAAAAAAGGCGTGTTTTCACCAGCTACGCAAACAGCCGCCGATCTTACTCCAGCAAACCAAAAAACAATTACCGATCAGACAAACACCTCCATCCTTGTACGCACAGGACAAGAAACAAAATTACTGGAGGACCTGCTCGCTAAATATCAAGATTACACGGCAAAAAAAGAGGCGATCGATAAACAATACAACGCTGACCGCTTAGCCCTTCAATCCTCCCCAGACGGCAAAGGGAAAACAGCCGCAATCGCACAACTCGACGAGCAATGGAAGAAAGACACCAGTAAATTATCACTTGATGATTTTCAGAAAAGCATCGATTGGGCGTCAATCTTTGGGGACCTTGACAAAGTATCAACCGACTCGCTAAACAAATTTAGAGATAAAGTAAAACAATACCTGTCCAGCGCCGGGGGGAGTATTTCTAAAGAGGATTTAAAAGACGTTTCTGGGGCATTTATAAAACTCAACGATGCTATTTCAAACAGAACGCCAATATCTGAATTGATAAGCGGTTACAAAGAATACAAAGATGCATGTAACAACGTTTCTGAAGCACAAAAAGAGCTTAACCAACTGCAATCAAGCGGAGGTGCATCAACACAAGACATCACCGACGCAACAGAGAAACTAACCGACGCACAGAAGAAAAGAAGGGACTCTCTGTCCGACCTTAACAAATCAGTAAATGCGGTTGGTGACGCTGGCGGAAAACTTGTCAATTCGGGTAAAGAAATTGTCGACATGCTCAGCAACCTGGGCGTAAATTTAGGTGAGGGAGTAACCAAAACACTCGATGGGATAGGTCAGACAATGGACGGACTCTCGAGTATTGACATCACTAAACCATTCACGCTTGTTACTGGAATTATAAAAACGTTTGCAGGTGTAGGCAATACAATAGCTGGCATTTTTGGGGACGGAGCGCACGCATTGTCCCAGGCAACCATCGATTACTACGACGATTTAATGGCCACAATGAAAGACGTAATCGCCGTACACAAAGATTTAATAAAAGAACTCTCAGGAGCAGCAGCCGTGTCTGAGTCTGAAAAAACGATCGAATTAATCAACAAACAAATAGAGGCAACAAGGAATCTGGGCAAAGAATATCTTGCTTCAAACGATGCTCATTCGCATTCTTTCGGTCACCAACTCCAGGTGGCACTGACTGATTATAAGGATAAAATAAAAAGCATTACAGGAGCTGATCTAAATACAACGAGTATCCTGGACTTCTCCCCAGAACAACTGCAAAAAATAAAAGAGGAAGTACCTGAAGCGTGGGCGAAAATTAACGACCAGACAAGAGGCTACCTGCAGACGATTATCGACAGCGGAAAAGAGTTAGATGACGCAACAAAATTACTGGGAGAATCGCTGACAGATTTATCCTTCGATTCAGCAAAGGACTCGCTTAAAAGTTTATTGCTTAGCGCAGACACCACGATGGCGGACATTGCCGACAACTTCGAAGAATACATGAGAAACGCCATTGTCAACGCTTTGATCGACGGAGAGCTGGCCCCATTAATGAAACAATGGTATGTCAACTTCACCAAAGCGATGGGAGAAGGAAGCGCAGGAGAAGGAACGGGAATCCTTACCGAAAAAGAAAAGGCCGATCTGAAAAAGGAATATGAAACTATTGCTCAAAAAGGAATAGATGGCCGAAACGCCGCCTACGCCGCCGCAGGAATTGACCTGACCCCATCATCTGCAACAGCAATGTCGGGCAAAGTATCAGCAGCCATCACAGAGGACACAGCCAGCGAGCTGGTCGGACTTTGGAACCGAACAGCACTCGACATCCGGGAAACGCTAAATTTAAGCAGAACATCATCGGTTACCTTGCTGTCAATTGCGGCCAACACGCTCAGAACAGCCGACAATACAGAGTCACTAAAAGAGATGAGGGTAAGCCTTAAAAGCATCGATTCAGCAGTAAACAAAACAGCCTCGAGAGGATAAAAATGTATAAAATAAACAACATAGACCTGGCCACCTTCGGGATCACGCCAATACAAGCATCGGGACAATCGCTCGCAACGACGGGAGTCTTTGACTTCCCAAATCGCAAAGGAACAACCGAGCACACATGGGGCACAGAAATTGAATCTTTTGTGCTGGCCGCAGACCTGGAGTACGAAGGACGGAACGTTTCATTCAGCGGATTAATGAGAGCAGCAACAAGGGCAGCACTCCTGACTAATTTAAACAGTCTTGTCACGCTTTGCAAATCCGGGATCCTAAACTTTGAAACGAGGGTCGGAACGTTTGCCGTTTACCTGACCGGCGAAATACAAATCGCCGAATTAAGCGACACAATCATCAACATGGAGGCGAAGTTCAGACAGCCGATTGTTTTGTTTCCGATCGCAGCAGGAGCAGCAACAGGTGGGACAGGATATCGGCTCGCAGGATACAACCTAAAAAACGATTTTGGAATAGTGGTTAATTACGCATCCGGGAAGATAGACACGCCAGCCAGGATCGAAATAAAAACAACTGACTTCTATGCGAACCCAGCCTACAGACAACCCAAAGAAACGGTTCTGAATTGCACAATGCTGAGCTCAAGCCTTGCGGACCTGACAAATAAAATGGGACGGCTCCACGGTTTGCTTTCGCAGCCAGGGCTTAAAGTTTTAACATTCCCGGATGAGACGACACAAAGCGTTTTTATTAAAGGAGGGTTTAACGTTTCCGGGATAACTGAATACGCTTGCCAATTCACACTAACACTTAGAGCATGAAAATATTCAGAGGTTTAGTCGAAATATATGACCTTGTAATTGACAGCCAGACCAAGCTGGAAAAGCGATTAATGGCGGAGGATTTGATCACGCTAAGAGTGACCACCAGCTCACCGCTTGACCTGCGAGTCGGCGACTACACCACGTTAAACGGGATTAACTATGAGATCAACAGACCGGCCAAATTCAAAAAAACATCAGACGTAGAATACAACTACGAAGTACAGATGGAGGGCACAATTTACAGGCTTTTGGATAAGCTGGTCCAGCTAAACGGGAAAATAGAATTCTACCTGACCGGGAGCTGCGCCGATTTCATTAATTTGATCATTGACAATATAAACACCATTGACACGGGATGGACCAAAGGCACAGCGATAGACGACGGGCTCGATACCAACTGGCGGACACTTTACGTCAACGCACAATCCTGCAAGCAATTCATGGACACCATCGCCTCGGAGTTTTCAGGCGAATCGGTTGTTGTAAACAAAGAAATATCAATAGTTGAGAGGGTGGAACACACCACCGATCTGACATTTGAGGTCGGGAAAGGGAAAGGGTTATACGAGCTCTCCAGGGATTCAGTCGACAAAGAAAACACAGTAACTCGCGTTTTTGTTTATGGATCCACGCGAAACATTCCGACCGACTACAGAAACGGCGAAAAGAGGCTAATATTTCATAACCCGATCACGCTGACAAACAGCCTCGAGGACACCAGCGAATACAGCAAGATCGTTGAAAAGACCGTGACATTTGAAGGGATTTATCCCAGGTTTACAGGGACAATCGGAACCGTCTCAGCAGATGTTTTGACAATCTCATGCCCTTTGATGGATTTTGATTTAAACGAACAACTACTGCCCGACACCACCGCAAAGGTCGTCTTCCTTTCCGGGGATTTAATGGGACAAACTATCGAGGTTTCTAAATTTGACAATGTATCAAACGGCTTGACTTTAAAACCGCTAACAACAGGAATAATAGGGACACCAATCTACCCATCGGCTGCATTTCCACCAGCAGCAGGTGACAAGTTTACATTCATTGATATTAAGATGCCCGACAGCTACATCGTTAACGCCGAGGCAACGCTTAAATTAATGGGAGAGAAGTGGCTCGCGTATTATTCGAAAGCCCGGGTAAAGTACACGCTTACACTCGATGCCAGATATATCAGAGATAGCGCCATTTCGCTGCATATTGGAGACATTGTCACGATTATAGATTCAGAGCTGGGAATCAACAGCGAGATCCGGATCACCGCACTTTCAATGAGTCTGGACGGGAAAGAGATAACTGCGGAGATTTCAAACTACAAAGACGAAATCTGGGAGAAAGGAATCAATGCCGCACTTACTGACACCATCCAGAAATTGACCGAGGCCGCCGCCGCCGCTGCAGCAGCAGGAGACAACATCAACAACCTGAATGAAACATTCAACAATTTCAATCCGGGATTCGATCAGATCACAGGACTGCCAAAAGATAACGCCGCATTAGTAGCCTACCTTAATTCAATCGGGGCCAATAAACTGGTCGACGTTTCATCCGCGATAATAAGCGGAGCCATAGTCTGGGACCAGGGACTGACATACAAGGCCACCGACATCAATTACAAAATATTGGGAGTCACATACACCGCTCAAGCAAAAGACATCCCACTCGAAGCAGCAGACGCCAACCTGTCAAGGATCGACACTATCTACGTTGATATTTTCGGCAATTTGGAGGTAGCAACAGGAACACCGGCAATAAACCCGATCGGAACAATTCTAAACTCTGCATACCAACTTGAGGTTATTACGGTAAGGATTGGACCAGGGGCGCTGGTTCCCGAAAACGTCGACATTACAACCGTTTACAATGAAAACATTGAATGGACCACATCAGCCACCGCCGACACTTATGTGACCATCGACTTTGAATCGCTGGTCGAACCATTAAACGGGACCAAAAGAATAGCAATCAAAATCGCTGTCTCAAACGAGGCATTAAATGCACCGCTTCATTTCATTGGCGAGAATTACCAGGGAGGCCGAATCTTCTGGCTTTCTACGGACGGCAAAAAGGGATTGATAGCAGCCGTCGAAGATACCGCACTCAGTGCAATATACTCCAGGCTTTCTGGCTCGTCGAATTACAGCACAGGAGCAACAGGAAAAGCAATAGGAACGGGACAATCAAACAGCACCCTAATGCTCGCCAATAGTGCAGCAGCAGGCGGAGCCGTTAAGTTTTGCGACGAATTCACAATCGACGGTTTCGATGATTGGTTTTTACCTTCAGAGGACGAATTAATAGCGCTGCATTTCAGACGTTATGAGGTCGGCAATTTTGCAAATAAAACATATTGGAGCTCCAGAGAATGGGACTGGCAGCAAGCGGTCTGTATAAGTTTTTCAGATGGGGCAGCACACATCAGCAAGAAAAACAACAGCTTTTCAGTTAGGGCAATTAGGGCATTTGATGACACCGCCGTAGAACCCGGCTCATTGATTGACTCGCTGACAACGACAGCCACAAAGCTGACCTTTGCACACACAGAAGCACTCCCGGTCAACGAAGCAATATTATCACTTTTCATAAAGAGCTCAAAGGCATGGAAGGTCAATTCAATGCTTTTAATTGAGTCGTTTCTGGGAGCCACAAAAACCGGATCGGTCGTAATTTCACCAGCCACCAACCTGTACGGATACAAACCAGCAGACGCAGGATGGCAGATGATCGCAGTCAGCCTGAATCGTTTTGCAACAACGCGAACCACCGTCGACGGGTTTAAAATCAGCCTCGCAGGTAGCTGGCTGAATAATTTTGAATTAGGAATCGACGACATCCGGTTTCAATACAGCAGCATAGTAGCCGCAAAGGATGAGCCAGCAAATAAAACAGATTACCATTTCGTTGAAAACCCGGACGGCGTAAGGGTGGAATTTACAACATCAAGCCCGTATGTTCCCGGGAGCACCCAGGTATCAAAAAACGGGATCCGCCAAATTTGCGGAGCCGGTCAAGACTACACCGAGACAGATGGCAAGATAATATTTGCAATTGCACCGAAAAGCACCGCCGGTTTAATATGTGATTATAAAACAACAGGATAATGGCAAACTTGATAGAAAAAGACCAGATCGAAGAGTACCGAATCGGCGACATTGGCGGACTTGGAGTGCAAGAATTGACAGGAACGACACCGGCATGGGACGCCGCAACTGCCATCAACGCAAAACTGATACTTTCAGGTAATACCACGATAACACTCAGTAATTTAATTGCAGGGCAAAGCGGAAACCTGACGGTGACAAATCCAATTGAAATTTATGAGCTGTTTTTTACTGGATACACCAACAAGATCAGCCCGGCAATCTGGAAAGCAGCGAATCAAGTTATCCTATCGGGAGCCTCAAAAATTGACGTTTTTTCTTGGTATTGGGATGGGGTGTACTTATTTATTAATGGAACAAACGACTATAAATAATGAATAACTTTTTCTGGTCACATACGCTGCTGTCTCCACCTCCCGTTGTGGGTTTGGGCTATGCAAGGCTGTATAATTTCCCAGCCGCAAGCAATCCCTTATTTGCTCCTGTGGGGTGGCGTGTACCAACAATTGACGATTATTTTACCGATTTATTGCCATTTTTAGGTGACAGAAATTTCGCAGGAGGCAAACTAAAGGAAACGGGATTTTTACACTGGAGTGATCCAAATACAGGCGCAACTAATGAATTTTATTTTAATGGTGTTGGTGGCGGATTGAGAAATAATGCAGATGGTTATTTTATGGGGTTCAAAGAGGCTGGGCATTATCACACGTCCTCAGCAGAGGGAGACAGTTCGTATGGATTAATTATTGATGCTAATTCATCCTATTTTGGAGCTTCGCTTGTTCCGTTTAATTTCGGTAAATCCGTTCGCTTGATCAAAGACAATCCATCAACATGGAATCCCGGCGACACTGTAACAGACTTTGACGGCAATGTTTATCAAACCGTTAAAATAGGTGACCAAGTATGGACCTCGTCAAATTATAAATGCACGAAGCTAAACGACGGAACGCCGATTCCTTTAATTGAGGATAACGCAGCATGGGCTGCTAGAACAGAAATGGCACAATGTATTTACGGGAACGATCCGGGAAATTTATAAAACCCGACCTTTTTAAATTTGTATTTAGTTTAATAATCTGTTAATTTTGTGATTGTAATATAAACACATTGAAAAGATAAAATCCACCAGCCGAGAGGCGAAAGCAAATTATCATGGATGAAAAAGACAGGGCCTTAATTGGATCAATAAAAGAACTATTCACATCACAAAACGTAGGACTCGACAAGCAGATTGGAGATTTAAAAGCGCAGGTTTTGAGGACCGAAAAAAACACCGACGACATCCGAAAGCAGATCGGAGAACTCATCAAGGCAGATGGCAACCACCTCCGCAATTGCCCGGTACCAGCAGACGTCAAAGAAATCAAAAAAACATTTTACGAAACCATAGAACAGATAGAGGACCAGCTCGGAAAGCTCAGTTTTATCCTGGCCTACAAAAAATTACTCCAGACCGCCAAATTTATGATCGAATGGAAGGTTTTGTTTGTGCCGGCCTTCGTTGTTTTTTGCGCTCTTTCCACCATCGGAGGGATTAAGACATACGAAGCCGGGAAGGAATTTATATCAGAATGGGTCGCACAGAAACACCAAGTCGAAGTAAACACCGAAGCCGTCAACGAAATTAAAAAAGAGGAAATCAAAAGCATTCTTAAAAAATAACCAATGGCAGACGTAAAATTACTGGCTCCCAAAATTCTCAAATGGGAGGGCGGATTTGTAAACGATAAAACACTGTATTACTTGCGTATATGACAAATAAGGGTTATATTTACAATAAAATAATTTCTTATGAAAAAATCAATAAATAAAACCATAGAGGTCCCTGCGTTGGCAAAAGTGTTCAGGACGAATGATTGTGAAAATAAAATATATTGGTATGAAAATAAGCGATTACTAATTTGTAAAAACAAAGGAATATTATTGATTGACGACATCCCAGAGAACACATCAATAAAGGTACTTACCCGATACAAAAATATTTTATACTATAAATTAATTGAAGGCACAATAGAGAGGAAATGTTCGTACGATGGATGCAATAAAAAACATCACACAAATGGCTTTTGTAACGCTCATTTTTTAAGAAGCATTACAGGTATGGATATGACAAAGCCGATTCAAATTAAATTTATAGAAAAATGTACAGTTGTCGGATGTAAAAACAAACATGAGGGATTGGGCCTTTGCAAAAGCCACTTAAGCAGGAAGAGGAGAAAAGAGGCATGGGAGGAAATTATAGAATCTAAGGGTGGATGTTGTGGAGAATGCAAAAAAGAATTTCATTTTAGTTGTTATGATTTACACCATGTCGATCCAACAAAAAAAGAGTATTCAATGGCCGCACTCGTTGTTAATAAGACGCCAGGAAAATTATTAAACGAATTATCGAAATGCATTTTATTATGCGCCAATTGCCATAGAATTATTCATTACAATATAAAAAACAACATAAATGGCTGACATTAAACTATTAGCGCCTAAGATTTTAAAGTGGGAAGGTGGGTTCACAGATGACAAGACCGACAAAGGCAGAGCAACCAACAAGGGCGTCACCCTGGCCACCTGGAGACAATGCGGATTTGATAAAGATGGAGACGGAGACATCGACACAGAGGACATCAAGCTACTGACAGCGCAGGACGCAACGATCGTCCTTAAAAAATATTACTGGGACCGATGGATGGCGGACCAGATCAACAACCAATCCATCGCAGACATTCTGGTCGATTGGGTCTGGGGATCCGGAAAATGGGGAGTTGTAATTCCACAGCGAATAATGGGATTAGTCGATGACGGGATTGTTGGACACAAAACCCTTTATGCGGTCAACACCACGAACCAAAACAGCCTGTTCATGGATATATTCGAAGCCCGGGAAACATTTTTAAACGGGATCGTCACCAACAACCCATCCCAGGCACGATTTATAAAAGGATGGATGAACAGACTAAACGATTTCACATTTAAGCCATGACCAACGAAAAAACCGGATTCTTTGAGAGCCTGGCCGGGAACAATTCATCAGCCAGACTAATCGCTTCATTTTGCATTTTAGTAGCGGTCGCCTTTTCGTCGATCCTAATCAGCCAGGAAGGTGCAACCGTCGCCGAAAAAGCTGCAGCAATCGGAATAATATGGACCACGATCGCAACGCCAGTACTGGTTTACCTGAACGCGAATAAAAAAGCAGAGATTGCACACGAAGAGGTCAAACAGGAGACGGAAGCACTCATCACAAAGATGCCAGACATAAAACCAATTTAAAACAATCAAAATGAAAAAGTACATTTTTGGATTCATTATTTTATTGATCGTTTCCTGCGCACCAAAGAAGGTAATCCAGCAGAGCAAAACAGAACAGATCACCGCGATCGAGAATGCCATCTCCGACACAAACAAGAGCGACAGCAAAGAGATCAAAACAAAAGTCGAAGTAACGGACACCGGGACCGAAACGACCGTAAAAGAAACCGACTACGACACCAGCAAACCAACCGTCGCGGAAACAGGAAAGCCGCCAGTCATAAAAGAGACGACCACTACCACAAAAAAGACGGAGAATAAAAACGTAAAGACCGACTCAGACAAAGCAGGAAACCAACTAAGCACTCACACCGATAACAGCAGCACCGACGCAACCACAAAAGCGGAGGCAACAAACAAGGAGATCCCGAAAGCTCCAGCGGTGAAATATTGGTTTTTTATAATTTTGATCGCCATTGCAGGAGCCGGTTCATTTTTGGTTTACCGGAATTGGACCAGGATAAAAACGATTTTAGGGATAGCACCTAAAATTTGACAAATAAGAATTATATTTGCAGAGTTGTTGTTGTGTGGGCTTATAAAAGCCAGCGAAGCCCGGGAATTTAAACACTCGGGTTTTTCTGTTTTTTAGGGCAAAAATGAAAGTGGATTGATCGAAAAGGTCCCTTATTTGGTCCCTGTTTTTTGCAACAGCTTAATAATGAACCCAAAATGAAGAGATACGGGTTCTCTAACCCCGTAAATCAGCAACAATCGCCAAACAGCAAATCCCTTGTTTTATTGGCTTTCTTAAAATCCAACCTATCACAAAACAGCATAAAACAGCAGGTGGAATCACCAAAAAGGTCCCTTTTTTGGTCCCCCTTAAAAAAGAGGGACTAAATCGGGGACCAGATAAGGGACTAAATAATTTATACTTTTTCATCGGTTGAATTTTGCCATTTCGGAAGCCTTGAGGACATCCACGATTTTAATATACGGTTTCATGGAATCGTAATCTGAATGCCCGGTCCACTTCATAACTACAGGCGCCGGGATTCCCAGAAAAAGAGCATTCACAATAAAAGTGCGACGACCGCAATGCGTCGTTAGAAGAGAATAGAGCGGAAGAACATCTTCATGCCGGGTGTTAGCCATAAAATAAACCACACGCCGCGATTCAGTAAGCCCAGCCAGCAGACCGAGCTCTTTGAGGTATATATTCATCCGCACGTTTGAGATCACCGGCAAGGCTCTGTTTTTAGGGAAAGGAACACCGGCGTACTTCTCCAGGATGGCCCGGGAATATTTATTCAGATCGATCACCAGAGCGTCCGCCGTTTTTTGAGTCACCACCAGGATGGCATCAGAGCGGACATCGGACCGGCACAACTTCTGAACATCAGAATAGCGCAACCCGGTAAAACAGCAAAAGCAAAACACATCCCGAACACGGGCCAGGTACTGCTTTGATTCCGGGAGCTCCAGAACCAAAAGCGACATGAGCTCATCCCAGGACAAATGCGTCACATCCCGGGATTGATAATCCACACCCTTAAGGCGAGTTTTAAAGGTTTCGTGAGATTTGCCAAAATATAGGTTTTTGTTGAATGCCCACCGGAGGAACCAGCGCACAAATGCGACGTTTTTAGTAATAGTTGTATTCCTGAGCTCGCGCCTGTGCAGATAGGCAACAAACGACTGCAGCGTTTGATCAGAGATAGTCGAGAGCGACAACCCAGGATCGAAAGCCTTAAGCTGCATTTTAATATTTACAAATTTCTTATAGGTGGCCTCGGACCAGGTATTCTGAGAACCCATCGAAGAGATGAAGTCGTCCCAGACATCAAAGAACGCTTTCTGAGTAGCTTTTTTAGAGACACGCCGATCTTTTCCAATCGCCAAGTTAAAGGCGTCCCGGAATTCAGCAGCAACAGGGACATGGTCCGCCTTTTCAAACGAGGCGAACACTTTATCACAGCAGACAACAAAGCGCTGGATTTCCTTGTTTACAACCGCCGCCGGGACCTTCTTAATTCCATGAAACGACGAGGTGACACAGCGCTGGGTTTCCGGGCTCCACTTTTCGATTTCAACACGATATCCCAGACTGAACGCCGCGATCGAACCATTCCATTTGATTCGATACCGGAGCTTCGAATCTGGCTCCCCCTTCACTTTGTCGGGTAGAAATTGGCTGTACCTTTTTATGTTCATCCTTTCGTTTTTTAGCCGTAAACATTTCACCAACGCCGGTCAAAAGCCATGCAGCAGACACACCGTAGTCGTTGACCAGGAACATCAGCCAGGCTGCCTGAAACATATCAGACTCCGGATTCTTCTCCAGGGTGTTGAGATTCCACCGATTGATTCCATAGCGACGGGTGAAGGTTTGCCTTCCACGTATTACCTTGTCCGCCTTGAGCGCAGCAAGAGCCGCAAAAAAACGATTGATTATTATTTGACTTTCGGGAGTTTGCATATTTTTATTTAATGGGTTTATTGAGCTCGCAAGGCTCGTAAATTGCGCCTGTTGCAAAGTCAACTGCCAGGAAAGGCAAACAAAAACAATCAAGAATAAGTGGCAAAACTCGCACATCCCTCGCTGGCTGACCTGCTGCAGGCTTGGTCTTCTGACAAACTGAAGCCGACCCATTAAAAATAGTTGCACACGAGCTGAAAAACACGGCTACGATCAGTAAAATAGCTGAAGATTTAAATAATTTTTTCATTGAATTGTTGATTTTCGGATTGAAGAATTAAAACGAATTTGAATATCGGCATTCAGAGATGCCAAGAGGCTCTCCCAGCGATCAACATGGTTCATGCAGAACAGCGCCGCTTTAAGACCAAGAATGGCCTGTTCGTATTTTGACAACTCACTCGACGACATGACCGGAATAAATTGCTCCAGGTCCAACAAGGTTAAGGTTCCATTCATAAGATTAAGATATTAATAATAAAAGATTATCAACGTCAACAAAACAATAAAATAAAGCACTAAACCGAGCAAAAGCAACGGACGCTCGCCAATTTTTCTTTAAAGTAAAGCGGTCGTTTTTGTCGGGAGTGACAACTTCAGCGGTCTCACCAAACACAGACAAATCACCAATTGCAGAAAGGGCGTTTTTTATTTTCGCCATATTAATCCGCGCAGCCACATGCTCGGTCCGCAAATCGGATATATTATTCATAATCGCCAAATTCATATACTCAACCGTTAGCCCGCTTTTCGATGATCGCGGTCCAGGTCCGACGACTGGCCCCTTTCCATACCAGCAGCAGACATCAACTCGATGCGAGCGTACAGCTCTTTGATAGTTTCCTTTAATAATTCAATCTGGCCAGATTTACGGTCGCACTCCCGGCAATGAGCAACATCAGAAACCGAAACAGGCATAACAGGAGAGATGGCAGTATTTACCATTTCACCCTCGCCGGTTAACAGCCAGCCGATATTCAGCTCTGGATAGTGTAAAGAAATTCTTTGAATTTTGTCGGCGCTCATAGATTTACTCATAGACGACACAAAGGAGGTCGACACATCAATCGATTTACAGAACGCCGAAACGCTAAGCATCTTGAAACGAACAAACTCCCTAACTCTTTCAGGTACAGACATGGTTACAGGTTTAGATATTTAAATTAAAATTATTTTCAATATTTTTGAAGAAATTCTCAAAAACACTTGCGAAATATAAGGAAATCCTTTACATTTGCGAAGTCATTTTAAAGAAAGCCTCATCAAAAGTATTAATAAAAATGACATTAACAAGTAAAACAACAATAAAACTAAAGAAAATGTTTAAAACAAACACACTCAAAACACCCTGTCGGATTGAAAAGGAAGCGAAAGACCTGCTGGTAGCTGAAGAATGGGACCGCGAAATGGCAAAACCAGGAGCGATGGCAACAGCGGTAAACCAGCACTGCATGGAGAAATTCGGGATTTACTCACCAAGTAATATCTGGGCCATCAGAAAAAGAGTCGCCAAACGACTAATCGAAGAAGCACAACCAGTATGAAAGCATTCTACCGAACACACTCACCGATCCAATTTGCAGGATTCGTGATCGCAGCATTAGTGACAGTGGTTTATTTTATTGTTTTGATCGCCTCATTTATAGCCACTATATACATAGCAGCCAGCAAACTAATCGAAATATACGGATGAAAAAACTAAACCGGTTCTTTATTAAATTTTTTGCAGTGGTCGCAATTTGTGCAGCACTCGCGGTGATCAGCGGAGCCTACCACCAGATAGCAACAATGGTCGTCTGCCTCATAATGATCGCAGGATTGACAATCGATAATTCACCAACAACAATTAAAAAGTAAAAACATGGACAAAGTGCTTGGAATGGACTACCAACAGGGACCTAAGAGAGGCCAATTTTTGCAGGACAACTGCGACACCCGAGAGGAAGTCGGGTACATGAAACGATTCACGCCGGAAGAAATATCCGCATTTAAAGACAACCTCGCAACGGTCGCCATCGAGATCAACGACATCGAAGAGGCGAAAAAAGAGGTTTTAAAAGATTTCAAAACACAGCTCACACCGCTGATCGACGAGAAGGTTATCCTACTAACCAACATCAAAAAGAAGGCCGAATTTATCAACGAAAGCTGTTACAAATTTATTGATTTTGAATCAAAGCAAGTCGGCTATTACAACAGCGAAGGACTGCTGGTTGAAGAGCGAAACATGAGGCCCGACGAAGCTCAGCTCACCATCAGAATGGAAAGCAAAACAGGAACACACAATTAATCACACACTCACACACAACAACGAAATGAATTTAATTGATTTACTAAAAAGCGGCGAAAACATAACCATCACCATAAAACTGGAAGATTTAAAAGCTTTTGCCGACTACGTTATTGCACAATCAAAAATAGAAATGGGACAGGCCATAATTGACGACAACAAAGAATCTTATCCAACAGTCAAACAAGTTCAAGAGCTATTCCATGTAAACCCCAGCACATTATGGCGGTGGGAAAAGAAGGGATACCTTAAAACGATTGAATTCGGCGGAGGACGCAGGTACAGGATGAGCGATATAAAAGCAATTCTAAATCAACAGTAATTAATTATTAACCAATTTTTAAAACACAGCAACAATGAAAGATTTACAAGTAACAACAGCACCAGGGACCGAAACCCTTATCGTTTACGAAGGAGCCGCAAGGGTAATCCGCGAACCAAAGATCCTTAATATTTCAGGCATCCTGGACTCGCCACTTCGCTGGCTCCAGATCCGCAAAGACAACCTGGTGGAACAATTCGCAAACATCATCGTCAACCGGGAAAAACTGACCATCGCGCTGCACCTTTGCGATAAAGACTACTTTGGAGACACCATCACCGGGAAAGCAGAATTCCACCCGGTATTTATTCGCTTTGCGATCAACGGCGACAAATACATCACCAACCTGGAGATGGCCAAACTTTTTAAAATGAACCGCTCATTTTTTGAAAACCAAAGCACCGCAATGGGACTGGTCACTGAGCTGCAGAATTTCAAAGCGAAGATCAACCTGCAGATGGAAAAGAGCGACGACAACCGAGGCAACAAATCAGACCTACTGGCCCGGACGGTCGAGAGTAACCTACCCGACAAATTCAACCTCATCCTCCCAATTTTTAAAGGCCAGCCCAAACAGACAATCGAGGTCGAGGTTTACATCAACCCGAGCGACCTGACCTGCTGCCTGGTTTCACCAATGGCAAACGACCTCACCGAGGCATTCCGGGACGAGATCATCGACACCCAAATAAATCAGATCAAAGTGCTCTGCCCTGCGATCGTAATAATAGAAGAGTAGATGAGCTACCCTTCAACCAAAGAAACCGAGCCCTGCGAAATTTGTGCAGGGCAAGGTTTTGTCGCTTACTTCAACAACGAAGGCGAAGAGATCACCCGGGAGGAATGGGAGAAACTGCCAGCATGGGAAAGAGAAGAGGACATGTGCACCACCTGCGACGGGACCGGACAAATACAATACGAACCAGAATACGAACACGAAAACGAAGATTAAATCATGAGTATATCAATAGTTACAAACGAGGATAACATGAAAATGATGTCACGTTATCCCGATAAATATTTTGAATTGGCGGTTGTTGATCCCATTTATGGAATTTCTGAACCTGTATTTAGGAAGGAATCTAAAAATAAGTGTGCTAAAAATGGCGAGTTTAAAAACTTGGCATTTAAACAGGACAAAACAGGACGGGAATACTTTGTTGAATTAATGAGGGTTTCCAAAAATCAAGTGATTTGGGGTGGCAATTACTTCATTGACCATTTGAGATCCACAAGATCAATGATAGTTTGGGACAAGCACACGAGAGACACCCAATGGGCAGACGCAGAATTGGCATGGACGAGTTTCGGTAATAGTGTGAAAATATTTGATTTTGCATGGAACGGAATGATTCAGGGTGATATGAAACACAAAGAAGTCCGAATACATGAAAATCAAAAACCAGTTGCCCTATATAAATGGATTCTTAAAAACTACGCCAAAGAAGGCGATAAGATTTTAGATACTCATCTTGGTTCCGGTTCGTCACGCATAGCATCCCATCAAATGGGCTTTGACTTCTACGGGTGTGAACTTGATACTGAATACTTCAACGAGGCAAATAAACGCTTTAAAATCGAAACAATGCAAAAGAGTATTTTCTCATTCGCAGAACAAATATAAAACCAATCATGACAGCCGAATATTTAGATAAGCCCCTTTTTAGCCTAACCGTTAGAGAATTCCTAAGCCTTCAAACAAACACACACCAGCCGGTCGTCGTCGACCTGACCACCGGAAAAACAGAAGAATACGAATACGGGATCGCCGGGATTGCGCGAATATTCGGATGCTCAATAGCAACCGCACAAAGGATGAAATCAAGCGGACTCCTTAACAAAGCCATCCAGCAGGTAGGCCGAACCATCGCCATAAATATAGCAATGGCACGGAAGCTGGCAGCGATAAAGTAATTAATAAACACAGTGACAGTAATAACACCAGAGGAAAGGAAGGAAAAGCAAAAAATCAGAGCAAAAAAATGGTATGAAAAAAACAGAGAAAAAGCAATAAAGGCAGCAGAATCGTGGCATAAAAACAACCGCGAATCATCATATAAAGCCACAATACAATGGAGAGAAAAAAACCCTGATTCCATAAGAAAATACAGAGAAACGTGCAATAAATTATGGAGAGAAGGAAATCGAGACTATGCAAAACTATATAGGGAAACAAATCGATGCGAAATAAGGACGAAATCAAAAATAACTGAAAAAATATTAAGAGAGACGATGGGCGACACCTATATAAAACGGCTACTGCCTATAGTCTTAAAAGAAAATACCCAAGCAATAAATCTTAAAAGAAAACAAATTTTCAATCAACGAATAATTAATAATAAAGAATCATGAAGCCACGCAACAATAAAAGTTTATTTGCAACACAATGCAATTGGATCGAAAAAATCGAAGAGGACAAAACCCTGACCTTTCACCAGCAAGCATCGCTAATAGTTAGCCTTTCCAAAAACGCCATCGCTTGCCTTTTGGTGGAACACGCAAGAGCGAAAACGTTGTCGGATCCAGACACCAGAAAGCAATTCAGAAATATAGAGCTTTCGACATTCGACTACGAAACATTTGATGAATTGCCAGCACACAAAGATAGACCTCGACCAATGACTGAGGCTGAAATTAGGGAATACAACGACCGCAAACCAGCCAATAGTGAAGTAAACTACACCAGACAGTCAACCCCCTTAAAATAAGTGAATTATATTTTGAAAGTGTTTGCGTGGTAATCATATTTTGTTTATCATTGCAAAAGAAATACAAACAAAAACGCCGCAAGGCATAAAACCCAGACAGAATGAACGCAACAACAACAGTAAAGCAGGTCCGGTTTGCAAAGCTCGAGATTCACAACTTCAAAGGAACAAAGGAGTTGGTGGTTAACTTTTCAGACGACATGACCATTGGCGGAGCAAACAGAACCGGAAAGAGCACCTTTTTTGATGCAATCACCTGGTGCTTATTTGGCAAAAACAGCCAAGACAAACAGGACTTTAACATCAAGAACACCACCGACACATCACTCAACAGGGCGGACCATTCGGTCGAGCTGACAATGTCGATCGACGGCGAAGAAACAATCGCCAAAAGGGTCTACCGCGAGAATTGGACCAAGATCAAAGGGAGCGAAGAAACCACCTTTAAAAACAACACAACAGACTTCTACTGGAATGGCGTCCCCTGCCTTGCAGGAGAGTACCAAAAGAAGGTCGGCGAGATTGTAGAAGAGCAACTCTTCAAACAAATAACAAACCCCATCTATTTCAACAGCACAATGAAATGGCCCGAGCGCCGCGACACTCTGGTGAAGATGGGAGGGAACATCACCGACGAAACGATCGCAGACACGACGCCAGCCTTCCGGGAGCTTATGGATTCGATCAGAGGAAAGAAAACACTCGAGGGATACAAGAAAGAGATTGCAGCAAAAAAACTACTTCTCAAAACCCAGATAGCAAACATCCCGGTAGCAATAAAAGAGCTTATCCGATCAAACCCAAAGGTCGAAGATTGGACCGCCATCGAAACAGAGATCGCAGCAAAGCAGAAAACAATCGCCGAGATTGACATCGAGATCAGCGACATAAACAAGGCACTCGAAAGCGAATTACTCGAGATCAAAACAAAGCAGAACGCAGCAACCGACGCCGTCCGCAAGATGGCAGACATCAAAATCAACCTTTCTAAAAAAAGCTACACCGACGCCAGCATCGCAAACAAGGATTTAAACGAGGCGAAGTACAACCTCGGAGTTGTAAGGGATCAACTAAAGGAAACGATAAAAGCGAAAGCGGACCTAGTCCTTAAAAAGATAGCAGCCCAACAGCAACTAAACACCCTGCGCGAAAATTGGGGAAAAGAAAATGAAAAGGTTTTGATTTTTGATGAAACCAAATGCATCTGCCCCACCTGCAACAGAGCACTCGAAGCCGCCACAATTGAAGAGAAAAGAGTAACGATGGCCGCCGACTTTGCAACCAACAAAGACAACGTCCTCCTATCGATAAACACAGCAGGAAAACTAAAAGCCAAAGAGGAAGCCGGGATTCTGGAAGGGATCGAAACAGCCACCACAGAGATCGCCAAGCTGGAAGAAAAACAGAAAGAGCTTGTCTGGGCAGAGACAACCAAAGCAGCCGAACCAAAAGCCATTGAAACGCTGCTCCAGGATGACACCCAATACCAGGCGCTCAAAATCATATCAGAGCAGAAGATCGAAACCAAGACACCCGACATTTCAGAGCAGAACGAAAGGAAGCTGACAGCCCAGGCATCAATCACCATTCTCAATGATTTGCTTTCTGATAAAAAACAGATCGTAAAAAACGACGCGAGGGTCTTAGAATTGAAGGCGGAAGAGAAAACCTACGCACAGGAACTCGCCGGGTTTGAAAAAATAGAATTCACGATCGACGCATTCTACAAGGCAAAAATGGAGGCCGTAAACGACTCCGTAAACGGACGGTTCAAACTTGTAACCTTCAAACTTTTCGATGTTCAGGGCAACGGCGGAGAGACACCATGCTGCGAGGTGATGATCAACAATGTACCATTCGCAGACTTAAACCACGCAGACCAGATCAACGCAGGAGTCGACGTGATAAATGCCCTTTCTGATTTTTACGGCGTCTCCGCACCGATCACGATCGACAACGCAGAAGCGATAAACACCATCCTGCCAACCACCGCACAAATAATAAAACTTTACGTCACGAAGGATCCACAGTTAACATTTACCAATAATTAAAAAACGAAAATGACAAACGATCAAATCAATTCACTTGACAGGTGCAGGGAGGAAATCAAATCTATTAAAAAAGCGACTGGAGAGATAAATATGACTTTGTCGGTTCTTGGCATAGGACCCAACAGCAACAAAGGGATTCAAATTACAGAGCTTATTAAAACCATGAAACAGGAAATTTTTGATTCACTCAAAAAATGCGAAAAAGGAATAGAAACAATTATATCAGAAATTTAATCACAAATAATTAATTTTTTAAGATCATGACAGCACCAGCAGCAACAGTACCGGCATTGAAAGAAAAGGACATCACAGCAACCGTCCTCGAGAGAATCAAGGAATTACAGAGCACAAGAGCGCTAACATTGCCGAAGGATTACTCACCTGAAAACGCTTTAAAATCGGCATACATTATCCTGCAGGAGACGGTCGACAAAGACAAAAAGCCCGTTCTTTCGGTTTGCACCACAGCATCGATCGCGAGCTGCCTCCTCGATATGGTGGTCCAGGGATTGAGCCCACTAAAAAAGCAATGCTATTTTATAGCCTACGGAAGCAAACTGACGCTTTCACGGTCGTATTTTGGAAGCATCGCGATCGCCAAAAGGGTCGGACTTAAGTCGGTTGTTTCAAACGTAATTTACACCGGCGACGTTTTCAAATACGAAATCAACGCCGAGACAGGACGCCGCAGGATTGTCGAACACACCCAGGAGCTGGACAATATCGACGATACGAAGATCATCGGAGCCTACGCCATCACCGAAATGATCGACGGCACGAAAGAGGTGAAAATAATGAACATGGCCCAAATCCAGAAAGCATGGAACCAGGGCCAAACAAACGGAACCAGCCCAGCCCACAAAAACTTCAAAGAAGAGATGGCTTGCAAGTCGGTTGTTCAAAGAGCGGTAAAGGATATAATTAACACCTCGGACGATTCGCACCTTTACCCAGAAGAGGGGACAGAAAGAGAATTAGAAAAAGAGGTGGTCGACAAAAACGCCAACATTGATCCGCTGACCTTCGAAGATGCGGTGGTCAATAAAGACGATAAACCGGAGCCAGCAAAGGAGCTCGGAAACGAACGACCTGAAAGGATAAACCCCGAATTATTCCCGGAAGCTGAAAAGGTTGTAGTAAAAGAAAAAGCAAACCCGGGATTTTAATGAAACTCCACGTTATAGGATCCTCCAGCGCAGGAAACGCCTACGCATTCGAAGCAGAAAACCAAACCTTACTCCTGGAAGCAGGGGTGAGGTTTACCGAAGTCAAAAAAGCGCTTGGTTTTGATTTGAGCAAGATAGTCGGATGCTGCATCACACACGAACACGGAGATCACGCAAAGTACGCCAGTCAAGTTATGGCAGCAGGAATCGACGTTTTTACTTCAGTCGGGACCATTAAAGCAACAGGACTGGAATCGCACCATTGGTGTCCGGTATTACACGGGAAAAGATACCAGGTCGGAGATTTTAAGGTAACACCATTCACCGTCAAACACGACTGCGCCGAGCCGTTCGGTTTCTACATTTCTCACCCTGAGATGGGGAATTGCTTATTCATGACCGATTGCTACTACGTCGCTAACACATTTCCAAACCTTAACCAATTGCTGGTCGAGGCCAACTACGCCGACGACATCATCACGGAACGACTGAACGCCGGGAAGATCCACCCATCGATTGCAACCCGGGTCCGGAGCTCACACATGGAGATCGAAACACTTAAATCAATGCTTCAGGCCAACGACCTCAAAGCGGTTAATAATATCGTTTTGATTCACCTATCGGATGGCAACAGCGACGCCGCCAGATTTCAAAGAGAGATCCACGACCTGACCGGCAAAACGGTAATGATTGCAGACAAGGGGATGACGCTGCCATTTAACAAGCACCCATTCTGATGTACACCATCAGCAACGCCACGCTGGCAGAATTAAAGCCTTTGCTTGAAGCATTGGCACAATTGCCCGGGACGGACAACAAAACGGCTAATTTGAAGCGCAAAGCAAAAGTAACGATCGGAAAATTACACAAAGCAAAAAAGCAGCAACTAAATGAAAAATAAAATATTAGTACTCGACATCGAGACAACAGGATTTCAAAACGAAGGCGGACTGATCGTCGAAATTGGAGCGGTCGAAATGGACGTCCAGACCTGGGAGATTAACGAGGTTTTCAGCAGCCTATGCCGGGAGCCAGGACTGACAGCGAAGCACCGCGACTCTTGGATATTTAAGAACAGCGATCTGACAGTAGAAGCACTCCGACAGGCTCCACCATTCGAAGAGGTAGCCGCCGCCTTCCAATTGATCGTGAACCAATACACCAACGGAGCTACCGCATTTAATCGGGTTTTTGATATAAACTTCCTCCACAGCCGAGGGCTCACGTTTCCAAAGCTCCTGCCTTGCCCGATGCTTTTAAGTACCGACATCTGCAAGCTGCCCGGGAAATTTGACAAATATAAATGGCCATCAGTCATGGAGGCATACGCTTATTTCTTCCCGGATATACCATACAACGAAAAACACAGGGGAGCCGATGATGCCAGACACGAAGCGATGATCGTCGCACAACTCATTCAACTGGGTTTTTACAAGGATTTACAGGCCCTGAGAGCCGCAAAATAAATATTACAAAGTGATTGCATTACAAACACATTTTGTTTATAATTACACCGGAATTAAGCCGGGTTAAAATCCGGTTTTTAAACCTCTAAAATTTAAACCATGTCAAAAGAGATCAGACACGATTTATACACTCAGGCAGAATACGCCAAGCTCGTCGGGAAAACTCGGTCATGGGTTTGCTTGCAGGTAAAGGATGGAAAATTAAAAACCCTGACAGTCAAGGGAGCGATACTTGTAAAAATATAAACCATGATCGGATGGATTAAGCTACACCGGAAGTCATACGACAATTTTTTGTATAGGACAAACAAGCCACATACAAGACGCGAAGCATGGGAGGACATGCTCCTAAACGTAAATTTTGAAGATTCATCATGGAGCGTAGGGAACAATAAAATCGAATGCAAAAAAGGCCAATCCGTTATGTCGCTGGATTCTTGGGGTCGGATTTTTAATTGGGATAAAAGCCGCGTAAAAAGATTTTTTCAGTTATTAATTGAAAATGAAATGATTCTTCAAGAAAAATTACAAAAAACGACACGGATAACTATTTGTAATTACGACACTTACCAGGGATACCGAAACGATAGCGATACGCCAGCGAAACGCAAACGAAACGTAAAAAATACGCCAGCGACCCCTATTAAAGAAGAAGAAGAAGTTAATAAGTTAATAATATTAGATGGGGTGGAATGGAGAGACTCTTTAGAAATTTATTTATCAGAATTAAATGCAGCATACGCCGAGCTGATTGAGAATGCAGAATTCATAAACCAACAGCAAGAATACAACCCAAACCTAAACATTATCCTGACATTGAAACAAGCGGTCAGTTCTTTCTGGGCCACAAAAGACGGATGGGAGCATAAAAAGAAAGATAAAAAAACGGTTGTGAATGATTGGCAGAAAACACTATCCAACGCGATCAAGCAAAAATCAAATCAAGTTTTTAAGCCATTCACAATTGGAACCAAAACAAACAATCAAGCATTCCACCCAGCAACATCATTTAAAACCAAAGAATTACAACATGATCCAAGATTTTGATTCGATAATTGAAGAAATGAGGGCACACGGGATGCCGCTGCCAAAAGAGAAAACATCGCTGCGAGTTGAGAATTCAAAAGAGATCATGCAGAATGCGCTTAACTACTTTTTGAGATTTGAAGAAATAAAAGCGATCTGGAAACCAGAATACGACAAGGTGTCAGATTGGATGCAGAACACACAGGGCCGGGGCCTGTTCATGTACGGAAATTGTGGACTTGGAAAATCCCTGCTGGGCCGATTTGTTATCCCAGCCATCCTGCTCAAATATTGCCGCAAAGTAGTCTCCGTTTATTCGATGAGCGAAGTCAACAAAAACATCGATGAGGTTTTAACCAGACCGATAATTTCAATCGACGACGTAGGAACGGAGGACATCGCAAACAGCTACGGAAACCGACGGTCTGCATTTTCAGAAATTATGGATGACGTGGAAAAGAAAGGTAAATTAATAATCATCTCCACAAACCTAAACAACGACGAGTTAATCGAAAAATATGGTACCCGGGTAATGGAGCGGATAATCTCAACAACAACCAGAATCAAATTCACCGGCGAAAGCCTCAGAAAATAACGACATGAAGCCATTATTCACCCTCGAGGACATCCAGCAGCACAAAGTCAGATCGACACATCGCTGCAAGAACTGCCAGCATTGCGAAAGACATGCCTGTGGCGGATCCTATTTTTTTTATTGTGGTACCCGAAAAAGTAAACTTACCTGCAACGGGAAATTAAAGATAAAAGCAAACCAGGATGCGTGTCCCATTTTTATCAAAGCAGCAAATATTTAATTCATACACAACAACTAAAAACAACACAATGATAAAGCAAACATTTTACATGGTCTGGGTAGAAGGAGCAAACAACCCAGTGTTCAGACACAGCACCATCGAGGGTGCAGAAACCGAAGCCAAAAGGCTGGCAGAAATGACAGGAAGCAAAGCATACGTCCTCTGCTCTATAAAATCGGTCGAGCTTTCCAAATTCAAAATCGAGGACTGCAGACCAGAAGGTGATGATTTACCATTTTAAGCCATGACCAAAACAGAAAACATCACCGAGGAATTCTGGAACGGATGGTTTGTCACAACGACCCATCCCGGACAAAAGAAGCACGAAAAGATCGCTGGACCATTCATCACAGAGGCCGACGCCAAGATCGAAAAGGACAAACTCAAAAACGCAAAGCCATGAGCAAAGAAACCGCCGCGATCATTGACAGAGCCGACAAGATTATCGACCGGATCGCCGAAGCCAGAGAGATGGGATTCAAAGCAGGAGTCGACTGCCAGGTCCCAGGAGGAACGCGAACAATGCGAACCGATCGGATGAAGCAAACAGGAGACAACGTCCTCGTTTTAGGATCGCCGCCGTTTTATATTCGCCAATTCGGTCGATGGGTAGCGGAGCCAAAAATGAGAAGAGTTACACGATATGTTGATTAATAAACATTTACACACAACAACGAAATGAAAGAATTACTAAAAGGACTGAATGAAGCCTCGGAGCAGATCCACGCAGCAGCCATCGAAAAAGGATTTTATGACCAGCCACGCGAAACCGGCACACTTTTGATGCTGGTGGTTTCAGAATTATCAGAAGCACTGGAGGCGGACAGAAAAGACAAATATTGCTGGGCAGGACAGGCATACAGAAGGGATGGTTTCAATTTTGCCGAGCCTTACGTGATGGAAATATTTGAAAAAACCACGAAAGACACTCACGAAGATGAAATTGCCGACACTATCATCCGCCTGTTGGATTACGCCGCATTTAAGAAAATCGATCTGGAATGGCACATCACCCAAAAACTAAAATACAACGCCACCAGACCACGCAAACACGGGAAAGCATACTGAAAATGTGGATCAAGCACCTAAAAAACGGAAACTGCGCCGCGATGCCACACGGCTCAGTTTTTAAAAATCAAGCATTGGCACAGGATTACATCAACACACAAACAACAGCAAAATGGATCGACCAAAAATCAGTAAAAACGTTATCGCGGAGGCTAAGACCGATTATGAGCAAAAACTCGCAACCTATGTCATCCGCCAAGAAGAGTACATCAACCAGCTCGAAGGCGGAGAGCCAAAAAGAACCGTCCCATTTATAACACCACAATGCAATCGGGTAGAATTCCGGGATTGCGAGCATTGGATGAACACCAGCGTCGGGTGCTACAAGTGTGAAAAAGCATTTAAAAAAGCATAAAATGAAAATAGCAATTATTTGCATCGCGGTAATTTTTAACGCCACCTTTTTGATCTGGGCCTTTAAGAATTTATTCAGAGCAACAAAACACACAACGAAATGAACGTCATTATCGAAACGCCTTTTTCAGGCGACCAAATAAAAAACAAAGCATACGCCCGGGAATGCATGCTCGACAGTTTGAACAGGGGAGAATCCCCATTTTTAAGCCACCTCCTATACACCCAGGTACTCGACGACAACGACCCCAGGCAGCGGAAGCTCGGGATCGAAGCAGGTCTGGCATTCGGGAAACTTTGCGACAAAACGGTTGTTTATACCGACCTCGGAATTTCACACGGAATGGATATCGGCATATTTGAAGCCGAAGAATGCGGCAGACCGATCGAGATGCGGACACTTCCCTTCAGACCGAAAAAATAGGAATGTTTAACGACGAATGGAAGGTCAACAACGGGTTTAAAATAATCCGGATGAACAAACAAAAAAACCACATAGAGACACTGTCCGTCAGAATGAATTGGACAAGGCTGGAAGTTTTCAGCACCTACAAAGCGATGGCTGCACGATTTAACACCATGCTTTTAGATGATCACACATTACAGGGATAAATTTATAAATACTTTAAAAACAGCACAATGATTAACACTTGCACATTTATCGGGTCGGTTGGACAGGACCCAGAAATCAAAACCGTAGGAGACAATCAGGTCGCCAACTTCTCCATCGCTTGCAACGAAAGCTGGAAAGACAAGAACGGCGAGAAAAAAGAAAAGACCGAATGGGTCCGGATGACGGCCTGGGGAAAACTTGCCGAGATAATCGAGAAATGGGTTAAAAAAGGCCAGCTCGTCTACGTCGAAGGAAAAATGGAAACCAGGAGCTACGACAAAGACGGGCAAACCCACTACCAGACCAGCATCAACCTGAACACATTGAAGATGCTCGGAGGGAAAAAAGAGGGACCGAATGAGGGACCAAATCACGGATCAACATCAGCCCAGGAAAGCTACGGCGGAGCCAGCGAACCAAAACAGAATACAGGAGCTGCGGCCATCCCGGGAAAAGACGGCGACAAGGATGATTTACCATTTTAAAAACTGAAAACATGTTTAAAATTAAATTTCCAAAAGCCGAACAGCTTCAAAGACAAGCGTTCAAATACAACAGAAAAGCATTTAAAAAGGTGGTGGTTGGCTACATTAAAAGCATAAGCAAAACGATAAAGCCATTAGCAAGAACAGGGCACAAAAATTATCAAAAAACTTTTAGTGAAAATAATTGCTCAAATGCATTCGAGATATTTTTGGCTTTTAGATGGTATCGCAGACATTCAGGATTGAATGTAACGTTAAAAGAAAAGACCTGCGAGAGTAATACAAAACGTAGGTATATCGACGAAATGGACGTTTTTATTAAGTGGTAATTACCTAACCTAAACCTAAACCATGAAATACATCAAACGGGTTCACCTCCGTGAGAATTTAGATTTGAAATTGATCGAGCTGCGCGAAAAGCAGCTCGGTCTCATGGAAGAGATGACCAAAGAATTCAGCATCGAGACATTCCGAAAACTGAACATCACCAACCACAGCATCCGGGTGGCCATCGAGCGCAAAAAAGGAAACTGGGAAAAATCATTTTTACAGGAAATAACAATCGGCAGAATTTAAAACAACCAAACAAACAACCAAAATCATGGACTACGAAGGAATTATCATCGTTCTAAAAGTATTTTTCACCCTTGCCCTTATATCGATTGTGGGCCTCAGTATGCTGGGAATGTCATTTTTTGAGCACCACAGCGACGAGATCGACGACGACAAGGAAGAGGACAACACCATCATGAAGGCATAAAGCAGCAGCCACGAATCAGCGCATACGTAAACATTAACGAACACAACCAATACAGCACTATGAGACAGCCGACAATTAGAAGAGCTAAAACACCGCTTAAAATCCAAAGTGAGAAAGACCTCCAGAAACAGGTCTGCGATTACCTACGGACTGCCTACCCAAAAATACTTTTCAACAGCGATATGGCAGGAGCCATGAAACTCACCATCGGACAGGCGTCCCAGATCAGCCGACTGAGAAGCAACAAAGGGTACCCGGATATAGCCATCTACGAGCCAAGAAACGGATACGCCGGTTTATTCATCGAGCTCAAAAAGCAAGGCGAAAGGCTGGCGAAGATGAATGGCGAACCAGCAACGGAACACATCCAGGAGCAGCGCAACTGCATCAACCTACTAAAGGCGAAAGGATACAGCGCAAACTTTTGCATCGGATGGGACCAGGCAAAAGAGACGATCGACGCCTACCTCGGGAAAGCTACTCAAAACACAATCAAAACATTCTGATGCAGAAACACACGAAGATATACATGCAATTTTTCGGGTACCAGATCGCCGAGGACGTCGTCTGCGAAATCACAGGAGAGCCAGCGAATGACATCCACCACATCAACGGTCGAGGGAAAGGAAAAGACGTGATCGAAAACTTAATCGCGATCGTTAACAGAATACACTTCCCGACGCATAACGGGACGCCACCGTACACAAAAAAGGAATTTGAAGCGATTCACCAGGAATTCATGAGGCGAAACAATCGCAAAATCAAGTGATTACAATACAATCACATTTATTTTAAAAAAAGTGTTAAAAGAAATACCTAAACGCTTGGATGCCTTAATTTTAGGTGTTAGGTTTACAGCACACAAACAACAATAAAAACAATGGGAGCACACTACACACCAGATGAAAAAAGAGCCAGCAGGATCGACAAGCTCTGCAGCGAGATCGCAGCATTGGAAGCCGACAGGATTATCCAGATAAACGCCACCGGCCACGTCGGAGGCCGCACATTCAAAATGCTCTGCGACAGGAAAAAGAAAGTAACAGCGTTAATCCTCGAGATTGAGACAATCAACAAGTCAAACCAATAAAACACACACAACAACAATGGACAATTGCACAAACACCAACGGATTCGGAATGAATGAGTACCGCGAAGGATGCTCCCAGAATTGCAATGAATGCGATTACTGTGAGGTAGACCAGCCAACGCCAAAACAAGGCGACAGAATCACCATTAACAACGTCCCTGCAGATTACCATTTTCGGGACCTTTACCTGACAGAGGGCCGGTACGAAGGGATAATTACAAACCCAGAAACCTACCCAGGCAGGATCGGATTCATGACCTGTTACACTCTATATTTGGATGAGGGAAACTTTCAGTGTTCAGGATGCGGAAACGGGATCGACATCGATAAAATCCGGTTTGTAAAAACAGCACCGGCCAACTTCTGGAAGTTTAAAAACGGGCTCCCGAAAGCGCACAACGGCGAAACTTACCAGATGGACGTTAATTATTTTGAGTGTGAATTCACAGACATAAAGAAATGACAACAAAGCTTATAGAATTAGCCCGGAAAATAAACGAGCTCGCCAAACGAGGGATCGAAGGCGAAAGAGAGGCTGCAGAAATAGCACTCGACCGATTGATGCGCAAACACGGGATCACGATCGAGGACATCGAAGGAGAAGAGAAAACACGCTGCCATTTTGCCTACGGATCAGCACCAGAAAAACAGCTTTTAATGCAGGTGATAGCATCGGTTACAAAAATCAAAAGTTACTTTGTGCCAAGAAACGGGAACACCAAAAACATAGTAATGGACCTGACAGCCGCCGAAAACATAGAGATCGAATTCAAGTACGCCATTTATCGCCGACTCCTGAAGGAAGAGTACGAAATATTTTATTGTGCCTTCGTTCAGAAAAACAAAATCTTCCACCCGGATGCAGAAGCGAAAGAGCACGTCGAACCAACACCAGAGCAAAAAGCAAAAAACCGCCGCATTCTGGACATGGCCGAATCGATCAAAAAGGGCAATATTCACAAACAATTAGCAACAGCAAGATGAAAAAACTAATTGAATTTTACAAAGGGAGGGTAGCCGTTTATCGATATCTTACCGATGGAGCGACACCAAAAGACGAGATCGAATGCGCTAAGAGGATCGCGCGAATGAGAGAGAAAATAAACTGTTACGAGCAATTCATTATCGAGCTCGAAAAATTGGAATTGGAGGTAGTACAATGAGCAAAATTTACTTTCATTTTATCGACAATGGAGATATTGATTTGATCACTCCAAATTTAGAGGACATCTTAGAAATGATCAAGGCAGACCTCGAAGATATTGAGGAGGGAGAGTCCGATCGCGAATACTCCATTACACCAATATGGCTAACTGACGATGAATTTGAAAACCTACCAGAAGCGCAATAATGAGAAAAGTACAATTTAAAAAATGGATTCCTGCAGAATACCCGAAGGGATCCCACTCCGCAAACTGCCATCAGCAAGAATTCGCAAGGTTGTCAAATACCGGATGCTGGGAGCCCGGGTTCTCACGGGATGGAACATTTCACCAATGGGCTCCAGGTTATGAAGAATTTGAAAGCGGACCAGGGAATTACACGGTCGCGCTGGTTGAGATCGCCGATGGCACAATCGAGGAAGTATTGCCAACTCACATCAAATTCATAAACGATTACTGCAGGTGCGAAATGCCAGCCAAAGAGAAGGGCCGCAACCGATGCTTCAAGTGTAAAAAACCATTTAAACCGATAACAGAATGATCCCAGAAATAACATTCGAAGATGCCGAAAGGCTGAGCATGGAGACAGACTATGCCGTATTTGCAAACGAGGACGTCAGCAAGATAAACAGCGCCGATGCTGCCGCCTTCTTTTTGGAGGGCTACAATTACGCGAGGAAAGAGATGGAAAACGAAAAGCTCACTGAGCTCAGCGACGCCATAGGCCGACCAATCGACGACATAAAAAACGCGGTCATTATTTGCGCTGGCGACATTCCCGGAATTTCACTCGCAAATATTCGGGCAACGTTAATGAGGCACTACCGTCCCGATGTTGTAGTGATTGATGACTCAATGGACCAAGCCATCAGAAACAGGCCACAATACGAAACAACCGAGGGAGGACTGGCAGCAGTTATGACACTTGAGATGAGGCAACCCATGAAACAGCCATTTATATATGACGAGCGGTCCGAATTCAGAGGGAAAAACAAAACAAAACGTAAATATCCAAGACCACACTAAGCCAGCAAGCCATGCAAAAAATAACAGCATACAAATGTGACAATTGCAAAAAAGTAACAGTCACAAAGCAGGGAATGAAAAAACACGAAGCGAAATGTTTCTGGAATCCAGACACAAAAAGCTGCATGACCTGCGATAATTTCACACCGGATGACTACGAGGCTCCCAGGCTTTGTAGCAGGGGAATGGATTTACAAAAGGGATTGAACACCGGCTGCCCGTCTTATAAAATCGATCCGGTTTTGATATTTTAACCATCACAAAAACAGTAATAAAATGAACGCAAAAGACAAAAAGATCATTGAAGATGCAGAACGCGAGAACATTCCAATCTTCGTATTTACCGCAAAAGATAAATATAGTCCTGCGGCAATAAGGGAGTATTATCAAAACTGCGTCGGTGGTGGCACTTCTCAGGAACACAGAAAGGGAATTATTGACAGGCATAATGAATTTACCGAATGGCAGGATAAACATAAACACAAAGTAAAAATACCAGATTGATCATGAAAGCCAAAGTTTTATATTTCACTTACGACGATCGGTCGTCCACAAAACTGATCTGCGCATACGACGAAAGCGCATCCGGAGAAGCGGATCGAACGCTGGAGTTTTTATCAGCATACGGGAGCAGCGACAAAAACTACTACCTCCAGGAGCTTGAAATAATCACTTCAAAAACAGACGATGGAATTAACAAGTGATCAACTCAAAAAATTGAAATCCATAGAGCGAAGGATCAAGAAATGCCACGAAGAAATCGCCGAAATGGGATTTAAAGGATATTTAAACAGCGGCTGCTTGGCAATAATGGACGGTCCAACACACGACGACAGCAGAAACGCAGCTCCACTCAGAGAAAACGAAGTGTTTACAATTTACGGACTCGGCGGCTGGGATGGCGGAGATTGGTAGAGACAGAAACCACTCCCGAAAATAAAGTAGCGCAAGGTGATTATATTACAAACACTTTGCGCTACTTTTGCGTTACACCAACACGCAAGCACAATGCCCCAGGACGACACCATCGAAGCGGAAGAGATAAACATCGACCTGCCCGACTTTTCGGTCGAATTTGACTTGTCCTGTTTTGACATTCCAGGGACCGAAACCAGAAGAAACAAAGTACTCGATGCCAAAGCTGTACAAACGAGGCCCAGAACAGGAGGTCAAGTACGACAACGCCGTCACCCTGGCCAAAGAGTTAAGGCTCGAACCAGGCGGAAGAGCAAATGTGATCGTCGCCGGGACTTTCATATTTGGGGATTTCATCGAAGCGTTCATCACCACCCACAACATCAAGGTCACGACGTCGGAGTGAGCTGGGGAAAGAAAGAAGGCAAATGGAGAGCATACATCCAGAAAAACAAAGTATGGGAACACCCCGGATTCTTTACTGATAAAAAAGCAGCAAAACAGGCATACATCAACAGATCAAATGAGCTCGGAATAATAAACAGATATGCAGAATCAAACTAAATATACCGACATCACCACGCTCAATAAGCTGCCGAATAATCCTCGATTTATAAAGGATAATCAGTTCAGCACGTTGGTAAAGTCGATAAAAGACAGCCCGGATTACTTCGAAGCAAGACCAATCATCTGCTCCGACAGAACCGGATCGCTCATAATTTTAGCAGGAAATCAAAGGTACGAAGCTGCAAAATTCCTTAAATTAAAAGAGGTTCCGGTTTACGTGATGACCGGGCTAACTGAGGTAAGAGAAAGAGAAATCGTCATCCGTGATAATGTATCAAACGGAGAATGGGACCTCGACATTTTGGCAAACGAATGGGACATGGGTGAATTGATATCCTGGGGAATTGACATCCCATCGATCGACCTCGGCATCCCGGATGAGATCGAAGCAGAAGAGGATGACTTTGAGGTTCCCGAGGACATAAACGAAATCCAGACCAACCTAAAGACCGGCGACGTTATCGACTTCCGAAAGGGAATCCTTCATCACCGGCTGGTTTGTGGAGACAGCACCAAAGAGGCCGACGTCCGCCTTTTGATGGGAGACAGGCTCGCGGACCTTGTGATTACCGAT